CTGGCCACAGACTGGGAAGTGGTCGAACCAGGGGAGGGCGATCATGCCGAACGTGAGTGATCGGTTAGTAGCGGGGTTTCGTCAGCGCGTCAAGCTGCGGCTGGATGTGCTGGCGAACGAGTTGAAACAGGAGATGCTGGCGTCGTTGGCGCCGCACATCGATGAAGCGGTGAGTCGAGCGTTAGCGGATGAGCTAGAGACGTTGGTGGCCGTGCACGTGTCGGCAGCAGGGGATCAGCTGGTGATTCAGTTGGATCGCACGCCGCCGGCACCAGTACCGCCAGCACCGACACCGCCGGTTGACACCCCTCCCGTCGAAGCCCCGCCGACAACGGTTGAGGAAGTGTTGATTGAAGTCCCGATTCCGGTGATTGAACCTGCGCCAACTCCGACACCGCCGGTCGACTCAGACCGACCGACGCCGCCTGACCATCCCACACCAGGAGGTCGGCCATGATGGTGGTGGATACACAACTGGACCTCAGTGAACTCGGGGTGATGGTCCGGCAGCGGCGAATCGAGGCGGGCTGGAATCAAGCGGAGATGGCGAAACGAACCGGGATCAGCCAAGGGGGCATCTCCACCTTTGAACGCTACGGAGGCGGGCTGACAGTGGCGGCGTTGGCGAAACTGCTCAAAGCGTTAGGGCTTCATCTAGTGGTGTGTGACCAGTCAGAGGTGGCCAATGGCTAACCCCTCCCTGCGCGAACAGGTGCTCCAAGATGAGATAGCCCGATTATCTGGCATGTTGCAAGCGACCCAACACGCCTATCTGATGCTGCTGACGGTGCTGGTACATTATATTGGGGGTGAGGTGACATTGAGTGCGGAGGATGCGAAAGCGGCGCAGGGGTTGTTGTTGACCGAGGAGTTTGATGTCTTGAGCAAGTCGCGCACGTTCAGGACTCGACGAATTGGACGGGATGATGACGAGGTGGCGCGAGGGGGGTTGCTGCCGCCGACGGCTGGACAAGGAGGGGCTGATGGCGAACTCAACTGACCCGCCGGTGCCTGGAACGATTCGTCGGCTCGGAGCGATCAGTACATTCGACAACGAAGCGGAGGCCACGGCGTTTGCGACAGCGGCGTTGCTGACGGTGAAGCAGAGTATCGATGTGCGAGTCATTCGAGATCCGGACACTGGGCAGTATGTCGTGACCCAATCCATTGCGTATCTGGAACGTCCAGGAGATCACACCTATGCGTTGTGATCAGTGTCAAGCCACACAGAATACAATTATCGACTCGACACCAGGCGCAGACGGCTCCATTGTGCGTCGTCGTGCTTGCGGTCAATGTGCGGCAACCTGGGAGACTGTTGAAGTCCATCGAGCCGTTTTTGATACAATGGTGACGATGCTGCGGACACAGAAACAGCACACCGAGGCGATGCTGGCCCTTTTCGGACGGCACAAACGGTTGGTGCGAAAGAAACGGTCGACCTGATGGCTCAACCGAGTACGATGGCCCAGCATCACGCCCAACCGTTGCGCTGGACCGCGCGCCATCATCGGATCGTCGAGTTGCTGGTGCTTGGCTGTACCAACAACGAGATTGCCGAAAAGCTGAAATACACACCCGGTCGTGTCTCGATCCTGGTCAACCATCCGGAGATTTTGGCGGCCGCAGCGGTGTTGCGCACTGAAATGCGGCAACGCTCGATCGGGCAGCTCCAAGACGATCTGGCGCAGGACGCTCGCAATACGTTTGACAAGCTCAAACTCCACCGTGACGATGCCGACCCTGATGTGTCGTTGAAAGCCTGCAACATGCTCTGGGATCGTCAGATCCCCAAACGCACCGAGTCGAAGCAAGAAGCGACGATCAAGTTTGTGATCGAGTCGAAAGACCTGGCCCACCTGAAGCAGGTCGCTGCCGAAGACGACGCACCGATTGAAGCGCACTACCGCTACGACGACGAGGAGGAACCGACCGATGACGCTTCGTGAGCAGTGGTATCGATTGACGCATCCGCGCACGCTCGAGGATTACCAACGCTCGGTGGATCTCCGTGCACTGGCGCGGGAATGTCCGGATGTGTACGCCGCCGAAGTGGATCCCTACTTGGAGTCGCCTTATGGCCCTCTACCGTCGCACTGACCGACCGGTACCGCCACAACCAGGTGCCGATCCGCCTGCGGAGGTGGTGTTGCCTGAGCCGGCGACATTGCCTCCCCCGGCTACCCCCGAGACGATCTCGCGCCACGAGCCCCCACCCTCCAACGAGATCGTCATCGAAACCAAAACCGGTCGAATCAGGCAAGCTGGAGCGGATAGTGAGGGGGCTTGGTTGAACGAACAGCGTGTCCGATTTGAACGCTCCTTGTTTGCGTTTACGAAGGGGGTGCTGAAACGCAAACTGCTCTCCAACGGCTTGCACCGCTGGTTCTGTGACAGCCTGACCAAGCGCATTCCCCCTTATCGAAAAATGCGCCTCATCCCGCGCGGTCATTTGAAGTCCTCGATTGTCAGTGAAGCCATGCCGATCCACATGCACATCCAACCCACCGACGGCAACATCTACTGGCCCGGCGAACCCGGCAATGAGCTGAACATTATCCTCTGCGGCGAGAAAAAGGATCTGATGGGCTCCCACCTGCGCTGGATTGAGCAGCAATGGGAGAGTAACCCCCTGCTACGTCTGTGGCCGCATCGCTGCTGGGATAACCCCCGACGCCAATCTCGCAAGTGGAATGAGGACGAAATGATCCTGCCTCGCAAGACCGACTACGCCGATCCCAGCTTGCGGGTCATCGGGGTCGACGGGGCTATCACCGGCGCTCACTGCAAGGTCTTGATCAAAGACGACCTGATCTCGCTGGCTGCCGCCAACAGCCAAACGGTGATGCAAGCGGCGATTGATTGGCATATTGCCAGCCGCGCCTTGCTCGCTCCCTACGAAGAAACCGGCCTGGAATACATCATCGGGACCAAATGGGCGGTCAGCGACTTGTACAGCTATATTCAAGAGCGAGATCCCAGTGTCGAATGCATCACCCGTTCGATTGTGGAAAACGGCACGGCGATCTGGCCCGAGCAGTTCACGCCCGATGTGATTGAGCAGCTGCGCCGCGATCACGGGACTCGCTTCTACCTGTTCTACATGAACAACGCCAACAACCCCGAGCTGGTCGATTTCTCCGTCGACGATCTGCGGTGGTTTGAACTGTCAGGCGGTACCGAGGTGGTGTTTGAGGAGGATAGCCGTGATGTGTCGCTGGCCAAACGCATGCAGCGCCGGGTTCGCGACGACAGCACCAGTGAACGCTTTCGTGGCCAACCCTTCAACGCGAAGAACATCCGCGAGATCTTCAGCGGTCGTGAGGAATACTTTCGACTCAAGGCGCGATGAAAACCTACCCCCTCCATCGTCTTCACCTCTACGCCTTTCTCGATCCTGCGGGCGGCAAGAAGATGGCGCTGAAAAAGGTCCGTGCGAACTCCGCCATCATCGTCATCGGCGTCGAACCGACCGCCCTCCAACGCATCTTTGTGCTTGATGCTTGGCGTGGCCGTGACAGTGCCCCCCAGCTGATTCAGCGCGTCCTCGACACCAACGAACGGTGGCAACCCCGCCAGTTCGGCTGCGAAGCCAACGCGATGCAGAGCCTCTTTACCGAGCTGGTGGAGCACGAAGCGATCAGACAAGAGAAGCACCTTCCGCTCGTCCCGGTCTACCAACCCACCAAAATCGACAAAGAATGGCGCGTGCGAGACGCGGTCCAGCCGGTCGTCGGCCACGGTCGACTCTTCATCCAGCAATCGCAGGTTGAGCTGATCAGCGAAATCACCAGTTTTCCGTTGGGCGAATATCGCGATATGATCGACGCGCTGGCGTCCGCGATCGCGATGGTGCCGCTACAAGCGCCGAGTGTACAACAGGACGCCGAACGCGAAGCCCTCGCCCGCTACTTGCGTCGGATTGGGTCAACCTCGACCGAGATTGAATCTCGCCTCGCCGCCTTCGATGCCGCTCGTGTAGAAACTGATTCGCTCCCCGCTTGACCTTTTTTTCGTTTTTCCTCACAGTCATCCTAACTATGTCGTGCCCACACTTTCTCATGGAGGCGTTATGGCTGACTGCGGCGAACATCAAGTTCCGTTGAAAGAGACCAACAACTTCAAGCAGGGTCGGTCTGACAGCAAGTGCAAAATCATGATGGGGCCGGCGGCTGGCCAGAAGCCCGGCAACCCGACTTCCGGCGGCGGCATCAACCGCGCGACGAAGGGCACATCCCAGCGTTAAGAAAGGAGTGCCGCTATGAGTGACACCCCGTATCGGGAAGCCTGGGCGTCCCTTGTCAACTTCACTCAGGGCTTCGCGGCCCCCATGCTGGCCTTGCTGCCGATCTTGGAGCAAGCCAAGGATGCCGAAGCGTTCATCGCGACGCTCCAGCCGCAAATCGACGAGAAGCAGGATGAATTGGCGAGCGCCGAAAAAGCTCTTGAGCAAGCCCGCGCAGATCGCCAATCGGTGCTGGACTCGATCGAGCATGATCGTGTGGTGAAACAAACCGACGCGAATCAGCAACTTGATGCGTATCGACTCAAGATTCAAGCCGCGATTGATCAGCTCACCGCTGATCGCGAGCAAGCCCAAGCACACACCAGCGCCGAGCTGCTGACACTAGCCCAACAAATCGAAGAACGCACGCAAATTCAGCGTGATCTTGATGCCGCGATTCAACAGAAACGGCTGGTCCTCGCTGATTTAACGGGTGCTATTCAACGAGCATCTAATGCGTTGGGTACCTAACTTTCATCTCTCGCTCAGGGTCTCGCTCCCCCTGACGATCGCAGTCTTGTTGGCCTTGCCTCTCGCAGGGTGGGGTCAACAAGAACTGAGATCGGGCAAAAAGGGGGTGACGGTTCCTGCGCCAGTCACCTCCACCTCGATTGACGCCGACACACAAGCCCTCGACGTGGCGATTAAAGCCGGTTCGATCACGCTGTCCGGCGCCGACGGTGCGATTCTTGACGGGGTAACGCCGGCGGTCAAAGCCACGGTTTTTGATCGGACCAACTCAAACCCGATTGCGGTTCAAACAGTCGACAGCAACGGTGATCCGGTCTCAGCTGGTGGTGGTACACAATACACCGAAGACGCGGCTAGCGCCGCTGATCCGGTTGGCACCCAAACCATCTGCCGTCGTCGCGATACTCCAGCCACCGAAACTACCACCGACGGCGACAACACCGCCGCGAATTGTACCGGCAAAGGCGAGCTGTACGTTAAACACATCGATCCGATTGCCGTGACCCAATCCGGTGTTTGGACGGTTCAGCAAGGTACCCCGCCGTGGGCGATGAAACCAGACGGCACAGTTTGGACCCTCACCGGGACCTCCGCCAACGTCGCCGTGACCAACTCTGTTGCCGTCACCGGGACGTTTTGGCAAGCGACGCAACCGATTTCGGCGTTGAGTTTGCCCTTGCCAACGGGAGCCTCGACGCTGGCCGAACAACAAACACAAACTACGGCACTCCAGCTCATCGACAACCTTCCGCTTGCGCAATCAGCAGCCACCGCAGGACAGAGCGGCGTGCTGGCAATGGGCGCGGTGACGACAGCCGCCCCCACCTACACAACCGGCAACACCAACCCGATCTCACTACAGACGGACGGCTCTCAGCGGGTAGCAATAACCAACACACCCACCGTGACGGCCAACGCAGGCAGCGGGACGTTCAACATTCAGGCAAATGCGTCCGTCAACGTATCGCAATATAACGGGTCTGCGGTTGGTGCAGCGAATGCGATCCATGTCCAACCCGGCACCGGGGCCAATTTTGCGACGACGGAGCAGAGCGCAGCAGCTATCCTCGCAGGGCAGCAATCAGTGACGGCGTCTGCTGTGGCGCTCGCCACCAACACGACCAAGGAAGTGTGTGTCAAGGCGTTACTCGCGAACACCATCAATGTCTACGTCGGTCCATCAGGAGTCACCACATCAACCGGGCTTGAACTCGGTCCTGGGGACTCCTATTGCACAAGGGTCACAAACACCAATGCGCTCTTTGTTATTGCCTCGACTACTGGTGCTGGCGTTAGCTGGGCTGCCAGGAATTAGCTGGGCGGATAGCCTCGACTCCTCGCCGGTCCTTGACCTACGCGATGAAGGGGTCAGTCAAGGCGGCGTCAAGAAGCTGGATTGCACCGGCGCAGGTGTGACCTGCTCCCGATCTGGCGTAACAGGGACGATCAACATTGCGGGCGGTGGGGGTGCGCCGACCAATGCGACCTACCTGACCACGACGGCTGACGCAACCTTGAGCAACGAGGTGGTGATTGGGGTGGTGGATGATACGACCTTTGTGGCGAACGGTTCGACGGTGGAAGCGAAGGCGCTGCCGTCGTGCTCAAATGGGACGACCGACAAACTGCTCTACAACACCACCACGAATAGCTTCTCATGTGGCACTGATCAGGGCGGGGCAGGAAGCGGCCTCGGTCATGCCGAAGTAATGATGCGGGTCAGCCTGGGATTTTAGGGAGTATCTATGCCGAAACTACTGATCGGAGCCGTCTTGAGTGCAGGCGTGATTATCGGGGCCGTGTGGTACAGCACGCACCCGGCCGAAGCCACCACCATTTTGGAGTCCACAGACAGTCTCGAAGTCGTGACCTCTGGTACCTCCGCCCTGGATTATACCGCGAGTTGGGCCGATCTGACATCCAGCGGGATCACACCTGGGAAATCCAGCGGACAAATCACGACGGCTACCACGACGACGGTAGTGGCGGCTCCGTCGGCATCTACCTATCGCCAGATCAAAGAACTGACCATCCGCAACGTGGGCGGGTCGGCGAATTTCATCACGATACAGCGCGACGTGTCCGCGACGAATCGAACCATCTACGGGCGAGTCCTCCAGCCGCTAGAGTCCATCGACATGGACGCGAATGGGACGATTACACCGTTTGACAGTACCGGCGTCGCCATCACTACGTCCAATGTCAACAACGGGATCACCGGGACACCTTACTCCGTGAGCAAAGTCGGCACCGCCAAAGACGGCGCTGGGTTTTGGATGGGCTTGCTGAAAGACGGTGGGGTGCCTGGCGCATACGTCCTACAAGCACCCGGCCTAAACGGGTTTGCCACGGATTGTTCGATCGCGTCACAAACCACGGACCCCAACGGGGCATCCCAAATGGGGTCGCATCCGTTACCAGACCCAACGACCGGCTCGCTGTACCTCAAACAAGCCACGCTCTACAACAGCCAAGCGGAGTTGGTCCAGCTCATCGATGTGCTGTGGTACAACACCGGCATTGTCACCACGACAACGACCGCGCAAACAATCACGATGGGCACGCTGCCGAGTCGTGATAGAGACGGGACCGCGAACGGGGCTGGCTGGCAAGCAGCACTGTATGCCACAGCGGCATTAGGTAACGCGGCGGCTGTCGCGAACACCACACTCAGCTACACCGACCAAGACGGGAATGCTGGGAACACCGCGACATTCCAGGCCATCACAGGCTACCAAGCACCGGCGACCCCAGTCATCGGTACATGGATGCCCTTTACATTGGCAGCAGGAGACAGCGGGATCCGGTCGATCCAATCGATCACACTGGGCACCTCCTATGTGAGTGGGAGCATGTCGTTGATCCTCTATCGCGTGCTCGGATCGATCCCTGTCAGCGTGGCGACGTTCCCGCAGGTCGTCGATTTCGGCAACCCTGGCGTCAAAATTTGGCCGAACACCTGTATCAATTTTTTGCAGGTGGGGAACGCCGGAGCAGCAAACCTCATCGGCAGCTATACCATCATCGAACGATAGAAAGGTTCTATGGATCGCATCGTTCGGGCCGTCAAACAAGTCACGTCACGTCGGCTCTACAATCGTCCAGTCAGCCGACCCACCAATCCAGCCACGCGCTCGATCTTTGCGCGGTTGTCGAGCTGGACACGTCAACCACCCAGTCCATTATTCGGTGGCACCGCCGGCAACTTCGCGGCTGACCCACACGTCTGGTCTACCGGCCCCAACAGCTATTTCATGCTCTACACCACCGACTATCTCGGGACCCAAGCAATTGCGATGGCGCAGTCATCGAACTTGATCAACTGGACCCCCATTGTGAGTCCGCAGTATGGCAGCGAATACATCATTCGCGGCAATGGGCCGACTGCCGGCCAAAACAACCAAGAAACAGCCTGCTACTATCGCACCAACGCGGGCCTCCACCACATCTACTACATCGGCTACGATAGTTTGGCCACCTATCAATCACAGATCTACCGTGCCACAGCCAGCTCAATTACCGGCCCGTACGTGCGTGAAGCGACCCCCGTGGTGCCGTTCGGGACCTCTGGTGCCTACGACGATGCCGCCTTCACATCACCCTCCATCGAAGCCTACAACGGTGTGCTCTACATGAACTACACCGCGTGGGCTGATTCACCGGTTGGGGCCTCGCCTGGTGTGATCAACGCGGCCTCTTTTTCAGGCAACGACGGGACTACCTGGACTAAATTCGGTTCCATCGATTGGACGGATACGTTTGGTGTGGAAGCCTCGGTGCACCGCGGCTTGGACGGCAACTACTATCGCGTCGGTACCGAAACCTTCAATTCACAGGATATCCTCTCCTTGGGGATAGCCTCACATCCACTTGGCCCCTACACCACTCGACAATCCGGTGTCCTGACAATCGGCGGGGCTGGGGTTGGTGAAGTTGATTCCATCACCGGAGCCTCGTTGTTCTTTCACCCCACTCAACCGCGTGTCTACATGTTCTACAGCGCCGTCGCGGCTGGCGGCTTTCCGTGGATGACTTCAGTGGCGGTTGCGACTTATTAGGAGGCTGTTATGGCATTACGCAAAGAATACCCCAAGCGAGTCGGTCCAGCGGCAATGCCAACCGGCGTGGCAGCTTCCGTCTACCAAGCTCCCGAGCGCGTCATCATCAACGAGTTTACCTTCGCCAACACGACGGTCGGGGCGTTGGCAGTAACCTTGCACATTGTCTCGTCGAGCGGCACGGCGGTGGTGGGCAATCAAATCATCCCGGCAACCAGTATTCCCGCCAACGATGTACAAATCGTGAAGTCACCCATCGTGTTAGAAGCTGGTGAGCGTGTCTTTGCGTTGGCAGCTGGGGCAGTCAATCTGACCTTCAACGTCAATGATCGCGAGACGGAGGTGCTGTAATGCGTCGTTGGATCCTGGGGATCTGTTTCCTGCTTGCGTGGAGCACTGCCGTCCCTGCTTGGGCTGTCACCGTTTTGTCTGAAAAAGACTGGCAAGCACTGAAATCGTTTGCGCGGAGCGGATCACTGGGCAGTGCGGTGGGCGCATCAGTACCGGCAACATGCGCTGTAGGTCAGCTCTACTTCGACACCTCCATACCCGGTAGTGCTCGTTTATTGATTTGTGTCGCAACCGACGCCTGGGTTGAAGTCTTAACCGAAGCGTCTGTTGGTGTGCTTGGCTGGCCGACTGATTCATCCGACAAAATGGTGACATGGGCCAATGCCTTCGTCAATGCGTTGGCGATCGGAGACGGCAACGATTATTGGGTGCTCTATCGCAGTGCTATCAAAGGACTTGTCTTTGCGTGTGTCGTGGGAGGAGTCGAAGGCGCTTGTAATTATGTGCGACAACTCCAAGCGGGTAAATACTACGAAGTACAAAATGCAGCCGGCGACCCGATTTTTCGTGTGACCAATGATACCAGCGCAGTCAACTATATCACGCTTGATGTTGAAGCAACCGGTAATGCAGTTACGCTTCCATTTCGCTGGGATCTTGACATGTGTGGCGTGAGTCCCACAGACAGCTCAACGTCCCATGTCTGGAACAAGGACCCGCTCTCGACGGCTCCAACCATGACAACAAAACTAGGCACGAATCGTGGAACGTGTGTTGCGACGTTTCCTGATGTTGACGGTGATTATGGCGTGCAGATTACACGGCAAATTCCAGACGGTACCTTGACGGGAAATCTGGATGCCGATATCTGGTGGGACACAACAGGCACCGGCAATGCGCGGTTTCAATTCCAGGTCAAGTGTTATGCCTCAAACGACGCGGATGACGCAGCCTTCAACAGTGCTTCAATCGTCACCGCCGCAGCCGGTACATCAGGTCGCCCGAACAAACAAACCATCACAAATATCACCAAGACAGGGTGCGTCGGCGGAAACATGATGCGAATTCGAGCTTTTCGAAATCGCACCGAAGCATCGGATACCCTCAATGCTGCGTTGAATATCGAGAAAATTGTCTTTAAGGGGCGCGTAATCGAATGATTGCATGGCTGGTGTTGATCAGCGTTCTGCTTGCAAGCCCGGCGTATGCCATCCAAGTCGCTGTCGGCACCTATACAGGTGACGGGGCCGCGACGCAAGACATTGTGACCAGCCCGGCGTGTCAACCGCGCGTGGTGTTCGTCAAACGCGATACGGCAGCGAATGAGCTGTTCGTGCGCATCGATACGATGGCGTCGACGACGAGCAAGGATGTCACCGGCGCGGCGGCGGAAATTACCACAGGCATCACCACCTTTAACGCGAATGGGTTTCGCGTCGTATCTGGTGTGCTCAACTCCAATACGGCCACCTACTACTATGCGACGATTTGCGACAACGGTGCCAACGATATTGCCACGAATACCTGGACGGGAGACGGCACCGACAACCAAAACGTGACGCTCTCCCCGAACAGCTTCAGCCCCGAACTGGTCTTTATCGTCGGGTCCAGCTCGGGCGTCAACTACTGGCGCGGAGCAACTTCTCATACGGGGGACTCTGCCGCTTCGCTCAACGCGCTCGATTCCAACAGCCCGAACGCCATCCAGTCGTTTTCAACCGGATCCTTCCAGAAGGGCACCCTCACGAATGCGAACACCGTTAAGTACTACTCGTTTGCGCTGAAGGCTTCCACAGGTGTCGCGACGGGGTCATTCACAGGGAATGGGTCCGATAACCGTCAAATTACCGCCATTGCAAATCCCGAAATGGTGCTGATTAAGGGCGACTCACTGACCCGCGAGCCCGCCTACCGCTTCGGCATTGCGGGCGACGCTTCGTGGGGGAGTGCCGATGCGTCGGCTGCCGATCTGATTCAAACATTGAATTCGACGGGGTTCATTGTCGGGACGAGTACCTATGCCAACGAAAACACCGTGCCGATGTTGTGGTTCGCCATAACCGATTTCGCCTCATCGTCGTTTGGTCCATTAAGAAGGAGAGCGCAATGAAAAGGTTTTTTGCTGTTCTTGCCATCTTTGTTGGTTTCGGTGCGGGGTTACTTACTATAAACCATCTTCGTGCTGGAACCGCCTATTATGTCGATACCACACTCGGATCGCCGTGTGTCGGCAACTACTCGATCTCAAGTCGTAATTGCACCGGTTCTGACGGCAACGCCTATACCACCATTGCTGCGGGTGTCGCAGTCCTGACGCCCGGCGATATCCTCTATTTGCGTAGCGGCACCTATTCCGAGCAAATCAACCTCGCCACGCCGACCGTGAAAAACGGCACGGCAGGTTTCCCGATTACGATCGGTGGCTACCCTGGCGATTCCAAACCAATCTTGAACGGTGTTGCAAACGACTACGGGCTTTTGCGTACACGCAACAACAACTACATCACCATCCAAGATCTCGTCTTGGACGGCGTGAACATGACTGGTACTGGCGGGATTTGGATTTACGGCAACCATGACGTGACGTATCAGCGGCTTGAAATTAAGAACCAAAACACATCTGGTTTTTACCTTGATGCCAACGCTTCAAACATCACAATCAAAGATAACTACATTCACGACGCTCGAACAGATTGTGCGGTGGGGCATCGTTGGTATGCGATTTATGTGCACACGGCTTCCAATGTGCAATTCATCAACAATTTTGTCGAAAACATGCCAGGAGGCGCAGGACAACTCTATCCCGGCAACGTCGATAATGCTGTCATCAAAGGCAACATATTCAAGAATGTCGGTTATTGCCAAACATCGAATCTCGGTGGGTTTTTTATCGCGCCGGCACTGGGAAACACAGTCACGAACACCACAATTGCGGATAATGTGTTTTATCACCTCGGATACGCTTACGGTGTCGGGACAGGTGGGTATGCCAACGCAATTACGGTTGATTCTCGCGGCACCACAAGCAACACCCTCATTGCCAACAACACCATCTACGACTTACATCGTACCGCTGGCGGGCAGGCGTATGGTATTTTAGTTCGCACAAATCTCGAATCTGGTCTGATCATTCGTAACAATCTGATCGCTGGAACCGACGACGATGCGATCCTCAATGTATCTGCGTCGGCCACCATCAGCCATAATGCGTGTGTGACCGGAAAAAACTGCGGGTCAACCGGACGTGTGACGTTATCGGCTATTACGGATTGTACGATTTCAACAACCGACTTTCGTCTCAAACAAGGTACCAATGTCTGCCGAGATGCCGGTACAACCGTTGCGTCTCGCCCCAATCCGATCGGTACGCCGGATATCGGTGCGTATGAACAAGGAAAGGTTGCGTCTGCGGCTGTCGTTAACGGCTACATCGAAGTTACACATGACGTGACCACACCTGGTTTGCAACCGTCATCCGGTTTGACGGGTTATACGGTTGCGTGTGTTGGTTGCACCGGTACGCCGGTTGTGGTGGGGAATGTGAAATCCAGCGCACAAAACGTCGTCCAATTGTCTGTGTCAGGTTTAAGCGCATCCGGTACGTGTACCGTGAGCCTTGGCAGCACAAACACAACCGACACCAATTTCATCGGCGGCACGCTTGGGAGTGCTCAAGGACTCAATTCTGCTAGCGCACAGAGCGTGACCGGTACGTGCCAAAACACAACCGGCGGCGGTGGGGGGAGCGGAGGCGGCACCCCACCAGGTACGCCGTGGTCGGATTTCAAACTAGATGAAGGCAGTGGAACAACAGCGACCGATTCATCTGGATCTGCTCACAACGGAACAGTCAGCGCCGGCGTCACGTGGGTGACGGGCGGTGTCACGATTCCAACCGACACCACATATCGGAGTATCAGCTCAACCTACGGAAGCGGGATTAATCCGACAACGCAGGATTTCGGAGCGTGTGCGTATCTCTTACCTGATGTGTCGAACAGCCAAAAAGTTGTGCTGTCATCCGGCAGTAACGGGACCGGTCAACGCTGGTATGCCGGGTGGTACACCATCGGCGGTCAACCACAATGGGGCATCGGCGCGCAAGCGAGCGGGTTTACGACCGGGAGTGAGTTTGTTGCATCCAATAAGTTGACACTTGTGTGTTTAATCAACGATGCGACAACCTATACAGTGACATTGTGGGTTGATGGGGTCAAAGGCACGCAATCCGGCGCCTCCGTGAAGTCTGTTACGTCCTACACATTAACCGGGAACATTGTTGCTGGAAACGACGGCACGAACACCATCAACAACGGTGGGGCAACATTCTATCAGTTTATTGTGTGGAACACGAAACCCACCGACGCGGACATCCAAAACCTCTATACGTCGCTGACATCAACGCCAAGCGGATCGACGACAACGCCGTGTCTCAGTCAATCGCATATTCAATTTCAAGATCCGTATACCACCAGCACTAACACACCCATCAGTTTGTCAGCCAAGGCAGACGGTTCCTTGGATGTCGTCAAAAACGGCGGGGTCATGCTGGAGATCCAGTACACCTGCACCGGCGCTTCAAGCGCGACGGTGGCTCCGCGTTTGTACTACAGTCGAGATGGCACGACGTTCAATCTGGTTGTGCCGCAGACACAAGGTACTGATGGTGTATCTATGTGGGGCACGACGAGCGACAAGTACTTCAATCAAGCTGTGACAAGCGGCTGTGTGAATGCTGCTGGCTTAACACCGACAGACGGTATTACGATTCTCAATTCAGTCGCCGGAAACGCCTTTTCGCTATCGGCCAATCAATGTCGTGCGGATCGGTACGGCGTTCGTTTTGGTCCAAACGCATCGGGATCCTACTGGTTTCGTGTCATCACCGACTCAGGGCTGACATTTGCAAACGGCTACGCAGGTACGGTAAAAGTCAACGTGATTGCCGGGCAAGCGCATGGATAATAAGGAGTCATATGGAACACGACGCGTTGGTGCGTTTAGTACAAAGCACTGCGATAACTGAAGGGGTTCCTTGGGAAGCGGTCTACGCGATCTGCATGACTGAATCCAGCGGTAATGAGTTTGCGACCAGACACGAGGCACACTATCGGTGGGTGTTGGGTGATAACCTGACTGCCGGCGAATACATCGGCCAAAAAACCTCATGGGGACTGATGCAGGTCATGGGTGCTGTGGCTCGCGAGTATGGCTTCACCGATCAATTTCCGGCCTTGTGGGATCCTGCAACGGGGATTAAATACGGTGTGAAACACTTAAAGCGCCTCTATGCTAAACACGGCAAGTGGCCGCAAACCATTGCAGCCTACAACGCCGGGACGCCGCAACTCATTGACGGGAAGTTTAAGAATCAAGGGTACGTGAATAAAGTACTAGCTTACTGGTCTGAAGCAGAACACGCAATTCCACTTAAAGCAACAGAGGTGTAATATATGGAAGCCGGCGTTAACGTACCGAATTGGGTTTCGCAGGTCATGTTGATGATTATCGGTGTCGTTGCTTGGTGGGGGATTCGGCGTCTTGTTACCGGACAAGATACAATCAACAACACCCTACACGAAATCAGCGAAAAAATCGGACATCTTGACGGTCGACTTGGTCGAGCAGAAACGAAACTCGAGATGCACGAAAAGTCAGATGATGATCGCATTGGATCACTTGAAAAGCAGACAGATTCATTGTGGTCTGCTGTTCGCGCACCACATCACCATTAACCAGGAGTTCTTATGTCTATCTTGGGATCAAGCCCCGTCACCTCAATCATCGGATACCTCACCATCGCCTTGACGGTTGCGCAACAGGTCTTTGCGGAACAAGGGATGCCGCAAGACACCGGCGGCTGGATTCGACTCGCCGGCGGAATCATCGTCGGATTGGGTCTCCGCTTCAGCAAGGATCACAATGTCAGCAATGCGCCGGTTCCTACAGCGGTCGCTGAACCGGTAAAGTGATGGGCGATGTCGGTGCGGTCGCCACGCTGCTCAACACCGTCGCGTCGTGGTTGCTCGACAAGGACGGGTATGCCGCGTGGCAGCGCCGACGCGACCTCGCGACCAAACGAAAGGCCGTACACGATGCGCTGGACCGGAATGATTTTGTTGCTGCTCATCGGCTCTTTGACGAGTTGCGCGAGTTGGCGAGCAAACCCTAAGCCCTGCGACTGTGGAGCGTATCAAGAGGAGCTGAGGCTGTACGCGAAGCAGTACGCCGTCTGTTTAGAGGACCTTGGCAACACAAGGAGTGGAGCAAAATGAGGCACCTGGATTTTGAATCGTTGCTGCTAGGGCTGACCATCTTGCTGTTGGCATTGTTGGCCACCATTGCGATGGTCTTGTCAAGTCACGCTGCGGCCTGTTTGTCGATTGATGTCCCGCCGCAAGCGGTGCTCAGTAACTACGATGGCGATACCTTTACCCTCTTTACGCTCGGTCCAGGCGGACAGGAAAAGTTCCGTGTGGAAGGGATCGATACCCCTGAGTTGAGTCGCAAAAAGGGGGAACCCGATCAGCCCGGCGCGCTCGAGGCCAAGGAGTTCACCCGTCACTGGCTGGCTCAGGGTGTGTTTACATTGACAACGTGCGGCAAGCGTACCATTGACCGTACTGTCGCCTCAGTGACACGCAACGGCGAAAAGCTGTCTGATGCGCTCCGTGCCGCTGGTTTGGGTCACTAAGAAATTGTGCTTTTTTGGGGTCTGTGCTACAGCTAAAGGAATACGAGGTATGTCATGGCGAATGATCTGACCAAGAAACCCTGGTTTGTGGATACCGCATCCGGTACGAACTTGACCAATGACGAGGTCGTGATCGATCACATTGTCTGTATGGGGGATGCCTCAGTTGCCGGTGATGCCGCCATCATTACAGACGGCAGCGGTCGTACCATCGCCCGCTTCCGAGCCACCGGCGCAAACTTTCACGACGAGCAGCAATTCTACGGCAATCGGCGCAATATCCCGATGGCACGATTTACCGGCTTGAAAGTGCCGACGTTGACAGCTGGCATGCAACTCTACATTCACCTCGCATAAGGAGCTGCTATGCCCTCCGTCCTTGAGGTGCAAGTCACCGCGAAACTAAACGGCCGATTGCTGCCGAACTTCCCGCAGTATCGCCGTGTCCAGCTGGACGAGACGCAGCAGTTTTCGGTTGAACAGACAACCGGCAGCGGGTATGTCCCCATCCAAGCAACACAGATCTCGACACTCCAGGCCCTCATTCTCAACCCTTCTACACAAGTGACGATTCGTATCGCTGGACAGTCGGATGCAGGACTAGCCATCAATGCCGGTGGGTTGTTGCTGATTCTCGATGCGGCGACAACGACGGTGTCTGTGGACAATGGTTCTGGTAGCACAGTCCTGCTCGAAGGCTTGGCAGGAGGCACCTAATGCGGTCCATTGAACTGCATCCGCAGTCGTTGGAGTTACGCCTCTCGTCAGCGCAACACAAAGAGCTGCTTGATTGGGTTGCCGCGTCAGTCGAGGATGCGTTATCTGCAAGGGATCGGCAAGATCAACTGCAAACCGAGTTGTTGCGGATGTATGAGGCGGTGCCGCTCAACCCTGCCAAGTATACCAATTTTCTGGAAGGCTACAAAGCAATTGAAATCCCGCTTGGTGCGATCGCAACGGACTCCATCTACGCGCAAACCCTCGATTTGATTTTCACCATCTCGCCGTTGTTGACTTGCCGTGCACAGGACGGTCGCTACACCAAACACGCGAAGGCCATGCAGCGGTTGGCGAACTTCTTACCCGACGAGATGAACTTGCGGGAAGCCGCTGAACACATGTTGTTCGATACCTGCCAGCTCGGTACGGGTTGCTACTATGTCCCGTTTACCGAAACCGTCCTCAAAACCAGCGGCTACAAAGTCACCGAACGCGGTCCCAAAATCATGGCAATTCCACCCGAAGACATCATTGTCTTTGGTGGCTCGTATCAAAACATCCAGAACCAGGCTCTTTTCGGTATTCGTTTTTGGTACACCGAGAGCGAAATGCAGGGCCATAAAAAGTTTCGCAAGTGGGATATCTCTGGAGCGAAACCATGCCCATCCAAGGACGTGGTTCGTGCTCGGCGCGAGATCCATGCCCTGTCAACCGAGGAAAAAACCAATACCCATGTAACTCGCTACGAGACCTACGAACTCTACATCCAGTACGACATCGACGGCGACGGCGCGGAAGAAGACTTGCTGGTCAACTACGATCGTACCGGTCGTGCTCTCTGTCGCGTGCGTTACAAACCCTACGAAAGCACCCCGGCCCGCGTCGCTCGCTATCAGATCCGCCCCCATATGTTCTATGGCGTCGGCGTCATGGAAATGCTCAAGGTGTTTCAGGAGGAGACGACCGATCTCCACAATCACCAAGTCCTCAATGTCATGCTCGCTAATGTACGCATGTGGGCTGTGAAGCGCGGGGCGCTGGCTACCGGCTCCATCGAGGTTTTTCCTGGTCGTGCCGTACCGTTCAGCGATCCGGCCAACGATGTCAAAGAGCTGCGACTTAGCGATATCTATTCGTCTTTGCCTGCAACTCAAGCTATGGTGATCGGCCTCGCGGAACGTCGCGTTGGCATCAACGACATCAACCTCCCGAAACCGTCACAAGTCATCGGATCCCGCACGCCTGGCATCACCACCATGTCCATGTTGCAGCAGGTCAACAAACGCTTTACCCCGGCGTTTGATCAGATGCGACTGGCGACCGGCGGGGCTATCATCGAAGGCATCATGCGCTACAGCGAACGGATCCAAGACGGCGATCCTCAAGTTGAACAGTATCTCAGAGAGTTGCTGGGTGATCAAGATTCCGCGCTCGTTATTGAGATTCTGAGCAAACCAAACTTTCTCCAGCGCGTGGCGGTTGAGCTGACGGCCTCCAGTGCCAGCGTCAATCGTGAAGCCGATCGGCAGAACTCGATTATGTTGGTCAATCTGCTGGGTCAGTACTACGACAAGGCGTTGCAGCTCGTACAGCTCGCGTCGAATCCACAAATTGCCGCTCCAGTGCGAGATGCCGCCCAAAAGATCGCTCAAGCCGCCGGTGAAGTGATTGAACGGACCATTCGGACCTTTGACCAGGTCCGCGATCCACAGACCTTCATCGTCGACATCAGCGCGGAGATTGACGCTGCCGGGGCACAGGCAACCGGCGAAGGGATGTTAGGATTGGTAACAGCATTGGCTGGACAAGGAATGGGCGGTGGTCAATCAGGTGGCGGCGAGATGGGCGGCGGCGAAGCGTCCTTCGGATCTTGACCTTTTTTTGGAATCCGCGTAGAGCGTAAGTATGGAATTACGATGGGTTCTTGCTCTCCGTGAGCATGGAACGGCTTATACTCAGTGCAAGGACGATTTGAATGCCCAACGTCGTGAGTATCACGAAGAGTTAGCCCGCGCTAACCCCGAGAAGCCGTATACGGTCGCGAAGCTTCAAGGGAAAATTGAAGCGGTGGAGGATCTGCTCCACCTCGTCCAGACCGAGGAGCGAAAGGAACAACTCGATGCCGAACGACGAATCCTCAACCAACGAAACAGCCCCGGCAAGCTCAGGCGAGCCAGCGGGGGGTAGTACCCCCGCCTATGTCACCTCCGATCAGCTGAATCAGGCGATCAGCCAGATAACTCAGGTTATGCAAACCAGCTTGCAGGCGATCGCAGCGGGTCGCAACGCTGACCCGATGGTGCACCAAGCCCCAACCGTAGTCAATCTTCCCACCGAAGCCGAAATGTTAGAAGAGATTCAGGCTGGTGGCATGGGCAAACTCAAAAAGTTTATCGAAGGCGCGGTGGATAAGGTGCGTCGAGAGGAGATCATCCCGTTTAAGCAACAGGGTGTAGCGGCCTTAGCGCAGAACACCAAACAAGCCGCCTTGATGTCCGGCATCATGCCTCACTACAAGCGATTCCAAAAAGAAATCGACGCGGGGCTTGAGAAGATTCCCCCAGAACAGCGCACCAGCCTCGAAGTCTATAAAGGCATGCACGATTTGGTGGTGGGGCAGAATACGGATAGTATCATTCGAGAGCAGGTTGAAGCTGCCATTCGAGCGGCTCGCGAGAAGGACAACACAAGCCTTCCTGGTGCAACCGGAGGACGGCAATCGAACACACCCAACACCGACCCCAACCGCATCCCAGCCTTTGAAGAAATCTACGGCGACAACGGCAAGTTGGCCCTGAGCAACCTCGGTCGCGGTGGTCGCACCCCCGATGGATTTGCCCAATCGTTGGGTTACAAAGATTGGCCCACGTACTACACTGAAGTCCTTAAACCAGCAGGAGTGACTGGCAATGTCTGAAACAACCATGAGCAAACCCTTTGTGAAAAGCAACCGACCTAATGTCCAAGCTCCACCATCTGGCGCGGCACCTGGTACGGCTATCCTGCCGCCTGCCGGTCACGCACGCAAAGAGGAGTTGAAAAAGCGTACCGACATCCTTGAAGCCAAAGCGGCGCACGACTTTGCCAACGTCGAAGCCATCGATCCGGATGCAATCGAGATTGAACGCGAGTTGGCTCAACACTTCAATGAGCTCAACGTCGCCAATGCTGAACCCGGCTTTGTCTACAAGTGGGTCAACTACACTTCCAACGGCGGAATTGCGATCCGACAAGCGATTGCGCCGCCCGAACGCTGGCAGGTAGTAACCGGCGATATGCCTGAGGCCACCGACCTCAAAGCCTCCGACGGCACTCGAAAGCTGGGCGATGTCATGCTGGTGCGTATGCCCAAGAAACGCTACGACATCCTTGAGCGGCTGCGGGCTGAGAAGAATGCACGGCAGCAACAGGGACACGAATCCAACTTGCGTGAGCTGGCTCGACGCAATCCCAAAGCAGTCAAAGTCTATGGCAGCGAAGACATGCCTGAGAGTGTGACCAAGCGTCTGACCAACCCCAGCCAGGCCTCCATCAATGCAATGCGAGGGGCTGAGGCAGCTCAAGCACAGTTTGAGCAGAATCTTCGAGCCGGGCACGTTGACGGGCTGCAATAGTTTCATCTGACTACGTTCACGCCGAGGCATGGGGCCGACGCGCCGTAGTCGTTCATAAGGAGAGTTCACATGGCTGCACGAGTTCGAGCATTGGCGACCGGATCGAAACTGGGGTTGTATTCAACGCCTTCTATTGTTCAAGGCGAAGGCGCCTCGCAGACGTTCAAGAAAGGGGCGGTGTTGGTCAACGGATCATCCGGCAACGTCGGGATGGTGGTAGAAGCCGGCGCTGATCCTACTGGTATTCTGGGCGTTGCTGAGGAAGACGGCAAGAACCTCGCTGTCGGCGTCGGCAGCTGCCGGTTTGTCCCGGCAATTCCGAACCAAGTGTTCGAAATGACCATCGACGACGGCACCGGCACCTACGCGCTCGTCGCCGGTGACAAGAACAAGCAGTATGGTATCGCGAAGGACGGGAGCGGTATCTGGTACATCGACCAGACCGACACAACCAACCTGCGCGTGACGATCATCGGTTTCAAAGATGCGGTGGGTACACAGGCCGCACGAGTCTACTGTGTATTTCGGAGTTCACAGACGGCCTATAACTAAACCGCGCACAACTAACCCAGGAGGTTTGCTATGACAGGTCGCGGGTCTATTGCAGCGTTACTCACGCCGCAGTTTCGAAAGGTGTACATTGAGACAGGTAAGGAGCGACCTGCCGAAGCACCGCTGTTCTTCAACATGAGCGACATGGACTGGAATCCGATCACCGACCAGCAGGTGAGCGGCCTCGGGACCATGCCGGCCAAGTCTGAAGGGTCTCAGTTCACCTACGATGAAATGATCATGGGAGGAACGAAGACCTACACAGCGGACCCCTATGGGTTGGCGTTCGAAGCCACTTGGGAAGCATGGCGGGACGAACTCTACGGCGTCTTGGAAGAGATGACGCGAGAGTTGGCACGCGCTGGTCGTAACCGCATGGAAGTGGATGCCTGGTCAATCCTGAACAACGGGTTCTCCACGAGCTTCAACGGGTTTACGTCCGGTGAAGCGTTGTTTTCGACATCACACACAGGATTGGACGGGGTCACGCGATCCAATCGCCCATCGCCTGACATTGGGTTGTCGATCACCGGTATCCAGTCTGCCATCGTCCGCTTCGAAAACATGACGGACGAGCGTGGCTTGCCGCGTTTGATGGCTCCGGTCAACGTCATCATCGGGCCGCAGAACAAGTTCGTGGCACGAGAAGTGTTGGGATCAGCAGGCAAACCCTACACGACCGACAACGAGCTTAACGCGATTATCGAGGAAGACTTGAGCTGGATGGTCTGCCACTACCTGACTTCCACAACCATGTGGGTGATGGCAGCGGCAAAAGGCGTCCACGACCTCAACTTCCTGTGGCGTGATCATCCGATCTTTGACAGCTTCGATGATCCACACACCAAGAACGCGGTGTTTACATCCTATCAACGGCACACCAAGGGCTTTGGAACCTGGCGTGGCGTCGACGGCAGCACAGGCTAGTCCATGGCGCAAGCGAACGAATAAGGAGGACTCTCTATGCACTCGAAATCGCCTTTGCTTGTGGCCGGGACCAACGATACCGGCGTAGTTGCCCCCCATCCGTTTGAGGGACTCCCCGCGGAGTTCCTCAGTCGGTTGTACACTCTGCCCGATGGTGAATCGCTGGCAGGGTTAGGCGGCGTTCTGGCTTACTTCAACCACTTTCTCCAGTGGGAAGGCCCGCTGGCAGAAGGATCGGCAGGGGGCTGGACGCTGTCTGGTGTCACTGGTGCTGCAACCATCACACAGCCCAATACTCGCAACGGTGAAATTGCACTCACCGCTGATGCTACCGCGAGTGCCAATCCGACCTTGGCGCTTGGTGGCGCCGCTGCCCCGGCCAACTTCATCTACGCCGTGGGCAAACGGATGTGGTGTTTTGCACGGTTGAAAATCGCGACGGTGGCCAGCACCGAGTTCTTTTTAGGGCTCGGGACACCGGACACTGGCCCGACGACAACCAACACCTTTCCCAGTGACGGCATCTTCTTCAACAAAGCGGCTGCTGCCACGAACTTGTCGTTGGATGTTCGAAAGGACGGGACGAGCACACAGAAAACCAGTGTGTTGTCGTCCGTATTGGCCGATGCGACCTACACCACGATTGGATTCCATGTGAATCTCCGTGGTGATATTGTGCCGTTTCAAAACGGCGTGGCGTTGACGAGTTCAATCGTTGCCGCTGGGTCAGCCAATATTCCTGGTTCCGGCGACCCGATGCAGTTCATGGTAGGCTTCTTGGGAGCATCCCAAGTCGTCACGTTGGATTGGTTGTTACTCGGACAGGAGATCTAATCATGAAACACCCGACTGGAGCGATGGCGATTGCGTATGCGGTGGCACGAGGCGAGCGAAAACTCGCTGACCTGCCCAAACCGCTGCAACACCAAGTCACGCGAATCATGACTGCCTACGGTGGCGAGCAAGCCGTCAAGGACCTCGCCACCTATAAAGCACCTGAAGTCAAATTCGGACGACGGTCGACTGTGTTTCGACACGCACGAACAGCCTAATTCGTAAAGGAGCGAGACGATGAACCTGATTCCAGCGGCAGGAAAGTATGTACTACGACTCGATCCCGAACAAGAAGTGACGGCAGGTGGGATTGTTTTACCCGATACTGCCGATAAACAAGGTAACTATGCGACGGTTGTTGCGGTGAACGCGGCATCCTTTCGCGACAAGAACGGCCACCTGGCCAACCCAACCAGCAAAGCCGGTGATCGTGTGTTGATTGGTCGTTATGCGGGTGTTCGCGTTGAGCATAACGGCGAAGAGCTGGTTATCATCAACCACGACGAGATACTGGCTCACATACCCTGATGGCAACCCTTGAATCCATCGCAACGCAAATCGTGGCGTCCATCGGCGGCGACATCGGCTACCCACTCGTGGCTGAATGGGTTCGGGCTCGCTATCAACAGCTGGCCACTCGTGTCAAGCTCAAGCACCTCCGTCAACTTGGCCAAGTCAATATCGCGGCTCCTGTTACCTTGACCAGTATCACGGCAACACGAGACAGCGATACGATTTCAACGGTGGTTGGCAGCGTCATTCCCAGTTTACGCGGACCGAATAGTCTTGGCTGGTATGCTCGTGTCTCTGTTGTGTGGTACGAGGTGGTTGAATACAACGTCACCAACAGCGGCGTCTTGTTTGTCAAACTCAAGCAACCGTTTGCAGAAGAGAGCGTCACTGGGGGAACCTGTACCCTTGTTCAACGCTATGTGAAACTGGATGCGTCGGCGGTACAAACTGGGACATCGTGGGTGCATGCGCGTCGTCGTCGTCCTGTGTTACGGACAACGATGGAAAAGCTCAATACAATCGCGGCCTTTCGACCGCTCATCAATTCTGGTGGTCCAGAGTGGGTTGCAGACGGTCCGGAGATCGAGGGACGGCGCACCGTAGAAACCTACCCTTATTCAACAACCAGCGAGGCGTTATTCTACGTCTACTGGAAAGACGTGCCCAGCATCAGCATCACCGAAGAGTTGCCGTCCTCCATCAAAGAGTATGCGATGAAAGAAGGGGCGTTGATTGACTGCTACCGGTACTTGATGAACCAGTACCTCAAGAAGTCGCAAGTGGACGTTGCCGGCTTCTACCGCAACGAGATGCGTGCACAAGAAACCAAGTGGGATGACTACTTGATGGAGCTCATTCAAGCCGATCAAGGCGAAGACGACGGGCAGTTTATCCTCCGCATGCTTGGGAATTCCCCTGCTATCGGTGATATTCGAACCGCGCGCGATCTGGTCTGGGGTCGCTCATAAGGTGAACCATGCCCTTTGTCGGTCGCACTGCCGACTCGCTTACCTTTGAAGTCCTCGATCGCGTTCGCGACAAGAACGGATTGATGCACAGCGCGGTCTTTGTCCGCTCGATCTTGACGGCGGCTCAGCGCGTGCTCAACGCCGGCCTCGAGTATGTCATCAGCGTAAGCACAGCGAGTTTCTACGCCAATCGTGTCTTCTACGACATCAGCACGTTGTTTTCCCTCACCGTGCGTGTGGTGGGGCTTCGTGGCAGCACGACCGTGCGGGATGTCATCAAACTCAACAGCCTTGATGATTTTTTGATCTACGGTCCGTACTGGTCTCGCCACGTTGGACCGCATGCACTCGCGTGGACGACTGTTGGGCGTGATGTTCTAGTCACGTATCCTGCGTTTGAAACGGACGGTACGTTGGGCCTGTACTATGTCAAACTGACCAACGCCTTCACGGCGGGTTCGACCGTCTCTGAGTTTTCGACGGAGCAGTGTGGTCCGCTGGTGACGCTGACTGAAGCGATCTTGCTGCTCCGTCAACGTGATCTGGAAGCCTGCGACCGTGCACTCGGTCGACTCCAAGAAGACCTCCAACTTGAGTTAACGTCACCAAAACTCGGGCTGGCTTCACCACCGTCAAACGAGGCGTCGGCATGAGCAAAACGACCGTGTTGACCTTGGTGAGTGATCTGACACTGGGGGCAGCCAGCGATACGACCATCACGGGTCGCTATTATGATCGGGTTGTAGAAGACCTCGCTCGTTTTCCGTGGCTGACGACAATGAGCCTGATTCCCGTCACCGCCAACGTCAGTCAATACACGTTGGAGACGGCACAAGCGAAAATCATCGCCATGTTCTATGATGGTCGACAGCTAAGCCGCCTGACGCGCACACAAGTCGAAGGACTGAATCGGTACTGGCGCAACGAGTATGGTACACCGCACAGCTATGTCGTCGACGACGAAGCCAACAAAACCTTTGCGCTCTACCCAATTCCAACGCTGGATTCGAAGGCCCAGTCGTTTCCACATAGTCAACCGTTTGGGCAAGACTTCCCGGCGTACACGTTGTTGGTCATCCACACCGGGACGCGAACCGATTTGCCGACCTGGCTTGAACTGCCGGTTGCGCTGGAGGTTGCCGCTCGCGAGATGGAGCGCGAGAGCAATCATCGTGATATCGAATGGGCTGCACGCGCACGGCAGCTTTCACAGCTCTTGTTTCAGTTGGTGAGTAAACCATAATGGGATCCGGTCGTCTTCAACCCATTTTTCTTGCTGAAGTAGATCGTATCGAATCATTGGATGATGTACGAGAAGCTATCCGTAACTTGATTGCCGATCTCAACGATCGATTTGATCAGCTTAGCAGTGATGCGGTTGGAATCAGCGCGAGTATCAGCCAAACCGCACTGACATACACATCTGGTGCATTGACAAATACACCTATACTCGGTAACAGTGTTCTTTTTCAATTCAGCGCGACACAAGCCAGCATTATTCCCGGTTTTAGTGGGGGATACGGTGGTCGGTTAGTTGTGATTCAAAACACCAGTTCGTATACCTACACCATAGCACACGAAAGCAGCTCAGCCTTAGATGCACATCGTATTACGACACGAACCAAAGCTGATCTTTCTGTAGCAAGCGGTGCCGGTATTGTGTTGCTCTATGATCAAGCCACACAACGCTGGCTTCCGGTGTGTACTCAATTATGAGACTGACGCTTAACAACTTCACAAAAGGCTTGTGGTTACTAAACGGCAAAGAAACGACCATGGAGGGGTTTATTCGTCGTGCAAAAGGGATGCACGAGTTGCGAACCCCCACATTACGAACCAGAGCGGGGTGTGTTTCCTTGTCGAGTAATGTAGTCCACACCGTTGCGAGTATTGCTCAGTTATCCGGCGAAACCTACTACACCGACTGGGACGGCGCGACTGTTAAATTCTACAAAATCAGTAGTGCCGGCTCGTTAAAAACCCTCACACAGTATCCCAACGCTATCCTGCGACTTCCACCAACGGGCGGTCAAAGCGATCAGTTATTTGTCGTTGATGGAACAGGCTCGTTCAAAATCAGCAGCAGTGGAACTATTACGAATTGGGGCATTGACGCACCTCCTTTTGGTCTCGTGAATCTTGCAGACGGCGGTGCTGGAGCCATGGCAGCTGGTACTTATAGCTACCAAGTAACATTCCTCAACACAAATACAGGAGCACGGAGCAATCCTAACCTACCGGCTACGTTAATTCTAGGTGCCAATCGACGTATCAATATTACAGCTATTCCTACGTCGGCTGACAGCCAAGTAAATGCACGCGAGATTTGGCGTACGACAGCAAGCGGTGGCCGACTGTTTAAGTTAACACAAATCAACGACAATGTGACCACGACCTACGTTGATAATGCTGCGGACACGGCTTTGCAAGCACTGGAACTTCCATTCGATAATGCGGCACCGTATACCAGCGCGTTCTCGATTTTAACTGCGTGGGCCACAGTCGATCGGCGGGTGTGGTGGTTGAGTGCTGTTGGGCCTCAAGCTGGCAATATTTACTATAGCCCTCCCGGTCGTCCTGAATCCGTACGTGGGTTTATTTTTGCGGGTGGAACTGACGAAGGTCTTGTGCAAGGACTGTCGTGGAATACCGCAAATTGGGTATTTAGCTTACAACGGTTGTTTCGTATTGTCGGTGATGATGAGCCATTTCAAGCGGTGCCCATAGACGGCGTGCCAGGGTTAATGTCGCAAACTGGACTCGCCATTACACCAGTCGGCATTGCGTATTGTAGTTATAACGGTGTTTACCTCTTTGACGGCTCTCGTGCTGTGTTGTTGGGGTTTGATGAACTGGCTCCGTATTTTCGCGACGAAACGGCAGAGGGTTTACTGCCATACATACCGAGTGCTAGTACTTACCTCACGTATTGGCGTGAACAACTCTACCTGTCTCAACCCACTAACAACAACCAAACGCTCGTCTACAGTTTTCGAACGCAATCGTGGCGCAATTTGGGTATCGGTCTGTCCGGCAACTACACCTTCCGCAACCACCTCTATGCTGGTGTCAACGGACGAATCCAAGACGTTGAAAACAACAACGCGATCAACAGCCTGACCGATAACGGAACAGCAATCGATATCGAATGGGAAATCGGCGGTGCGTTGACGGATATTGCACATTACGGAACGATTCAGCGGTTATATCTCGACTTAGATACACAAAACGAAACCATAACTGTTGAATTGATTATTGACGGTTCGACAACATCGATCGGAACAGCTAGTTGTGTTGGTCGTACACTCGTTGAATTGCCGGTCTCGTCGAATTGGCAAGCGCGTGTCTTTTCTGTTCGTTTAACCGGATCGGTTTCAAATCGCGTCGAAGTGTTTGCGATCAGTGTTGATGTGAAGTTGGAGGGCAGCAACAAAGATGTGGGGGTTGGATGATCGCCTACCAACACACGTTTGAGCAAGACGCGCTGCTGCTTACCTGGTACCAAGAACTGATCCAAAGCGGCGACATGGCCGTCACCTTCATGCCGTCGAGCTACCCCTTGAGCAAATGGTTTGAGGTGTTTCGCACGGCTGAGTTGGTGTATGAGGCGGACGAGAAAGGCATCTGGTGGGCCGCATGGGTCGAGCCGTCGTTTGGTATCTCGATGTACAGTATGTGGTGCCGTACCGACAAACGCCGATCACTTCGGAATGCGACGAATACCAAGAAGGCGCTCAACGCGGCCCTGACGCTTAGGGGGACGGTGTTCGGCGTCACCTGCCAGCCCTCCTTGCTTGAGCTTCATCGACGCATGGGCTACACTGTGGTCGGTGAAGTTCCAGGCTTGTGGGAGGGGCGACCTGCGTGGCTGGTATCGTTGACCCGCGAAGGGTTCGAGAAAGGCTGCTTCCATGGGCGGAAAAAAGTCGAGTTCACCGGAAGTTGATAACCTCGGCAATTATGCGCGGGCGTTGTTTAACGAAACGGCAGGTCTGCGCAAAACTTACGAGGATCAAGGGTTAGAAGCTCTCAAGACAGGCGGCATTACCGCGCAGATTCCGCTGATTGCTCGTGCGCTGGAAGCCAGCAAAGGTCAGCTGTCACAGGATGTGAGCCAGACCAATGACGAGCTAGCTCGGCGCAATCTGTCCGGCACCCCGTTTGGAGAAGGCATTCGTTCACAGACGCGTACACTCGGCAATCAACAGATTGCAAGGATTCCTACCGACTACGCACAAGGGTTTATTCAGCAGCTTCCCAGCTTCCTCGCCTCCTTAACTGGCCAGAGCTTTGGTGGGATGGGGAACGCCGCCGGAGCACAAAGTAACATTGTGCAAAGTCGTAACCAGGGCTTCACCAGCTCACTCAATACCTTTGTGCCGCTGGCGACGAGTTTAGGAGTTGGTGCGCTCTCAGGTGGATTAGGAGCAGGCATGGGCGGTGGAAGTCTTGGCACCATCATGACCGGCGCACTTGGCGGCATGAAAGGAAAACTGTAATGCTCGACGCGGTGCTGCGTACCCTCGGTGGCGCGGTCAACGGTATGGACGAGGCCATCAACGGGCGTCGGAAGCAGCAGCAGGCTCAGGACCAGGAAGCGAACGTTACCAAGCACTATGAGACTGAGGCCAACAAGGCCGCAGATACCGGTGACTGGCAGTACTTCTATGCCAATGAAGACGAGCTGACCAAGCGGATTCATCCAGCGATCTTGCAATCCTTAGTCAGCAAAACGAAGCTCAACAACGCCCGCCTGTTCGATCAACAGATGGCAGCGGGCGAACAACCGACCATTCCACTCTCACCCGGTAACATGGCCCAGCGCGGACGACCGGTACAGTACCCGATGATGGGCGGTCCGTCGGTGCCGGTGAATCCGTTGCAAGCGGTGATGCAGACACAAATGGATCCTGGTACTGAACCGGATCAACCTTATAACGGTGAGGTAGGCGGATTTGCCCAGCCTGACATGGGCGTGCAATCGTTGAAGCCTGGTATTCCACCCACACCGCCTCCATTGCTGAATGCAGCAGCGTTTAATGGTGGGGTACCTGACCAGCCAACAGATATGTCGACGGCGATACAGCCGACTGGCCCAGAACAACCGATTGTGCAAGCTGAACCCGCACTACAACGAGCACCGGTTGCACCGACCAAATCAGTACAACCAACAGCGCCGGTTCAACAGGACTTCACATTTCCCGCTGACCGCCAAGCCAAAAACAGCTCCTCAGTCGTGCATACCCCGATCGGCCCTCGTACCCTCAGTCGCAGCCAGACCGCGCTGACTGGGCCAGAAGTGACTGGTTCGTTGCTGTCACAAGCCGACGAGATGGGCAAAACCCCCGACGAAGCGTTTACCTACTTCAACAAGGAAAACAATAAACGGCTGCAAGACGGCAAACCGACGTTTGAGTGGGATCATCAGCAGATGAATGCCGCTAATGCGCGGCAGTGGGACAAGACTCGAGCCGGTATTCAGGACTACCTCGAATCACAGCTCAACTACCCACGCGAGGTGGCCCAGCGCGAATCAGCCATCATGGCCAGCCGAAAGTTGCAATTCACGCCGTCTCAATATACCAGCCTCGTCAACCCGTCTGAGTCTGATGTGGCCAACGGCGCCTTCAACAACGCGGTCAAAACAGCCTCCATTCAGATCGACAGCATGTTGGAAGGCGTGCAAGCCCCGTTGAAATCCACCCGGCCCTCGGTGCTGCTCAATGATGTGTTTACCAAACCGTTTCTGAAGCAGGCGATCGATAGCGTCCCAGGTGCCAACTTGCAACCAGCTGCTCGGACAGCGGCCTTGCACACCCTCGCCAATACCGCCCACAGTGCCTTCTTTACTGCGATTCAGCAGGCACGACCGGACCTGACGCGGTTCCAGCAAAACTACTTTGCGATGTCGATGGCGAGTAAAGCGGTTGGGGGAGATGTGCCGGAACAGTGGCGGGCGTTTGTCGAGCAGGATCCGGTTAAGTTAGGGCTCCTCAGCAGCGATAACCTGCCCTACTACCAAAGTATGCCCGAGAAACTGCGACCGGACTTGCTTGATCCTGATGCCGGCCAACGTGTACAGAATTATCGCACTGATCTCGAACGGACTCAGGATCGCGCCAAACAGTACGAGCAAGCTATGCGTGGTGTGATCAAGACGCCTGAAGGTCAAACGGCGTTCAACCAGATGCTCACCAACCAGTCAAACGGACAAGCAGCTGGTTCTAGCAAAGGAAAAGCGATCACACCAGCCACAATCGGCCAACAAGACCGTTCTATCGCCTTGCAACAATCCAAAGCCGAGAAAACCCAAGGTGAGCAGATCAAGAAAGACTTCTCACAAGCCGACACCACCGAGATGAAGTCCATCAAGCAACGTGATGATATCTACAAACTGGCCATCCAGAGCCAGCAGGCCTTTGGTGCAAAAGACGAGGCTGGCCGCAGTGTCTTGGAACGCTATGCCGCCACCCCGGCCTTTGCGCGAGAGACAGTCCAAAGCCTGTTGAATAAGATTGGGTCAGGTGATCCGCAATTGAATCAGTTGACCAGCGTACTAGGTGAGTTGCAGAACATCAAACGACTTGAGTTCGCCGGTACCGCCGCCTCGGTCAACGAAATGAAGGAGCTGGTGAAGTTTGTGCCCAGCATGGATGACAACTTGACACTCGCTGCCACCAAGCTGAACGAGTTCACCAAACGGTTGCGCGGTACCATGACACGTGACATCGACTTGATCGGCAAGAACACACCTGGCACCGATCTGTCTGGTCTGCACTACCACAAGATTGAAGCTGCCCGGGCTCGCCAGCGCGAGAAAGCCAAGAAGAAGGAGTAGTCGTGCCGAAACCACCGCTCCCAACCGACACCGACGAATATCTCAATCAGCCAATTCCTGACGTTGGGGATGACAACGCGGACGCCTATCTCAACCAGGATATTCCCGATGAGGTAGCGATCCCCGCGAAACCGACAGCGGCCTTAGCCAGCCGCGCCGACATGGGTGCGTTTATTGGCGGCATGGGTGGAGCACAGATGGGTGGTCCGATCGTTACTGCGCGTGGTGTAGGGGCTGCGGTCGGCGCTGGTGTTGGGCACTTTGTTGGTCAAATGGCAGACGATCTCGAGCAGGGCGGGTTTCAGCAAGCCACACAAAACTTCGGTGACAAGCTGATCGAGGCCGCGAAAGTGGGGTTGACCAACGGATCCGCAGAGATGGCCCTTCCACTCCTTGGTCAGACTGCCATGGCGGTTCCTGGTGTACGAAGTGGACTCCAGAAGGTCGGTGGTGCCATCGCCAAGAAAGTCGGCGAATGGATCATGCCGCCGATGAATCCCGAAACCAAAGCGATGGCCGGTAAGTTGAGCAAGGAAGGGTCGCCTGGATTGCCGCCGTTGACACGCATCGATCCCACCCGCGACCAACCGCAGGGGATTTCTCAACTCGGCGAAACCATCGCCTTCAATGCGTGGCATGGTACCGGTGGTCCACTCCAGCGAACCTTTGACGTGAACGAACAAGCGGCTCAGCAAGCCTTCGAACGCTTCCACGGCGCGATGAACAACATGACGCCCAAGGACTTCGAAGCGGTGGCCCAGGATGTCGTCACCAAGCGCATCAAGCAATACCTCACCGGACCGATGGACAAGATCTACGACAATATCCGGCAGCGAGCACCGGGCAATATTGTGAACGTGGATAAGATGCTGCTCGAGCTCCGCAACCCTCGCAGTAACATGGGCAACGAGGTAATCAGCGGATTGCGGAATATTCGTGAAGCTGCCGACAACCCGAAAGAGATCGATCGATTGATTGATCTGCTTGGGACACCGAAAAAGGGTACAGCGACGCAGGCTCGACCGATGCTCACACTCGACCAGGCCATGCGACTCAAGACCCAGCTGCAAAACATTGCCGACACGCCGCTTGGCACCGACAGCAGCAAGAACGTCTACTACAAAACCGCCGGACGGTTGGCAGGTGAGGTGGAGCAGGCCATTCAGAACGGGTTGCAAAAAGCGTCGGTGCGGCTCAACGATCCGAAGCTCCTCTCTACCTACCAAAATGCCAGCCAAACTTATGCACGGTTAGCGTCAAAGTATGACAGCGATCTCCTCAACAAAACCTTGCAATCGATCGACAACCGGCCAGGGAGTCTCGCCGGGATCCTGCTTCCTCAGACTGGCCCTGGTACCGAGTTCGCCAAAAATCCCGGCAAGTGGCGTGAAAGCCTCGATGCGTTCAAGGCAGCCTACGGGCCTCGCTGGAATACCGAGGTGCGTCCGCTGATGGCGGCCACGTTGGCCAATCGAGCCTTTACCCAATCAGAAGGACGCTACAACGGCAAGTTGCTCACTGACGAGCTCAACAAATACGGCAAAGAGAATCTGGACGCGGTGCTCGGCTCCAACACGGCCCAGGTCTTGATGGACCACGCCAAGACCCTTGAGCGGGTGGCTCAACGACCGAAGGGGCCAGGATCGGCTTACATCAAGATCGCCCAAGCCTCGGCCCTTGCAGCTGGCGTCGGATCGGTCACTGGGTTTGCATTCACCGGCGACTACGAGAACGCCGTAAAAGACGCCTCAGCCACCATTCTCATTGCACCGTGGGTGCTGGGCCATCTCTACGGCAACCCCACCTTGCTCAAAGCCTTCGACAGCGGATTGATGAAATTTCACCAAACCGGCAAACCTCCATCAACCTTGATGACCACCCTGCGCCAGGCCGTCGCAACGGCTGCACAACCCGAGCTCGACAAGAAGGGCCAAGCGTTGATGGAATCCACCACCCGCAAGTTCCTTCCTGCCGATACGTCGGATCGGATCTTTTCGCGGCAGCCGACGCAGGAGTAGTGAACTACTGCACCCGCTGACAATAGCCGGTTAAGCTGTCACACACCATATTGCCCGACCGATAAAAGTACTGCTGTGACTGCATGTATCGTTGCATACGCTGCTCTTCCTGCCGCCGCTGCTGATCTGCTTGTGCGGCTTCATTCATCCCCTGCAACGCGCCGTTCATGGTTTCGCAGCCACCCACCACCAAACACACAATCACTAGGATTCCTCGTATAAGTGCCATCGATACCTCCGTTTGAGATGTCCAGTATTGACGGTTTGTACATCCACCACGACCTGATCCCCTTCAATCAACGTCGCCAACGCCTTATCCAGCCGCTCCTTGTTCAACCCGCGCCCTTGTCCTTTTTGCATTAACTGAGAGCGAGTAATGATCCCCGCTCGTTCGATCAGCTCTTGTACTTTTAGGACATCCGCTGATTGCGGTGTCGTCGCCGCCATGTTCACCACCCCACCGATATCGTAGGTGAGATCAGTCCAGGCTTCAATCGCCTCAGTCATGTGCGCTGCCGTCACGGTGGTATCCACCACACACTGGCCTTGCTCATCGAACTCGCCGTCCCAGTCAGTCAGCGCAAACAGGAGCGCGAGCTTGTACACCATCTCGTCCGCTCGGTAGAAGCTCGGATCCAACGCACGATCCTCGGGCTCTGGTCGGTTGAGGTACCACTGATCATGCACCTCGATCGCGTCTTCACTGAGCTGATACTCGCCGGCGACCCAGACGTAGGCTTCCGCGCGACGACGAAGCTCGGCCTTGATGTCCTCGTAGTCTGGTGGGTACAAGACGCGAGGATGTCGCACATTCCGGTCCCGTCGAGCCTGCACCAAACACACACGAGCCAAAAATCCAGACTCCATCGCAGACTTCGGGACCGACTCCACCAACCAGGCTTCGTTGGAGCCCGCCAGCCAGTTACAGGTTGGTTTGACGATCTTGTTGTAGCCTCGACCTCGCGTGCCTTCGATAATCGGCTGACTGGGACGCATGAATACCCCTGTCATGAAGGTGAGCAACCCGTAGGCCAGCTCCCCTTGCGGCAACGCCATGGCCAGCTCCTCGGTGACAAAATAGACCTTGGGTTGGATCGCTGTCCGCATCCCATCAGGACTGACTGCTTTGACATCCTTCAGCAGAAAATCGATAAAGGCTTGTTTCGTGGCCATCCCTGAATAGAGCTGCGTTTCCTCGATCCCCTCAATCAGCTTCATCGCGATGTCGATCGCATTGCCCTTGCCGCACCCAGACGGACCGATGAGGAACACATAGAGGTTGGGGTAGACTTGCTTCCCCTGCGATACGTTGAGCCACACCCGATCCCCCACCAGCGCGGCCACGACACTCAACGCACACCAGTAGTGAAATCGTTTGGGTACCTCACTGACCCCGGTATGGCGCAGATAGAGATCAATGAAGTTTTCCATCGCGCTTCTCCGTGGCCTCCCGTCGGCACTTCTCGATGTACAATTCACGAACACGCGACAAGGAGGCTTGCAGCGCACCGGCCACGTCGAGCGTCATTCCGATTTCGGTAAACGCGCCGATGTTCAAAATCATCAACGGTTCGCGGGTTCGTTCGTCGGTGCCTAGTCGCACCACGATTTGACGTGACAACACTTCGATGTTAGAGAGATCAACCTTCGTTCGTCTGGGCATGCGCACACTCCTTTGTGTCGTAGTTCATTGTCGGTGGTTTTTCTTCGGGGTGGCTTAAAAAATATAATTGCCAACAGCGACCGCACAAACTACTAGGTCGGCGTTTGGCTTCGTACTTGGGATGACTCGCGCACCAGTCGCTCATAGCCCCTCCTGCTGTTGGCGCAACCTCGCTGCAATGCACTTGCCGTGCTGATACCAGGAAGCCCCACCTAACGCGCAATTCAGCTCAGGGTAGACCCCCTCTGTTTCGGCTATCTTCGCCGCCTGCTCCCACACCTCTCGCTCAGCTTGTACAATTCTTTCTGCTGCAACCCTCACAGGGACATACCGCTCAAATTCCTCTAGGATACTCTCGCCAGTGCTCAATTCGTATTCTAAGCGTTCTTTCCGTGTCATGGTTGATCCTCCTGCTCCCGCCAGGCCTGCACCTCGGGGGAGTCGAGAAATTGCTGCGCTTGCTTTACTGTCCCAACTGATACCGTATCCGATATGGTCGCAGCCGCAAACAACATAGCCCGCTCCATCAGCGCGTGATAGGCTTCTTTCCACGCTGCTACCGCTACTCGTGTGTATTCTGCCGCCGCCATGCGAATTACAGCCTCTTGGTCGGTTCCAGTGCCCATCACGATTGATTTCCATTCTTTGAGTTCAGCAATCTCCCGATCCTTCTCGGCCAGGGCGTGACCAACTACTAGCTTAAACGCATCCCGTTCACTTCGGGCCATCCCAGCGTATTCTCCGATCCCACGGTGAGCTGCATCAAATTGCCAATAGAGTTGTTCAATGTCCATGCCCCCCTCACTTTCTGCGTTGGGTGAGTCTGTACTCTAACTCATACAGTGCGATCGATACGCCGGCATGAATATCGGCGTTGTCGCATGATTGCGCACGCTCAATATCCCTGATCTGCCTCCGTATCCACGCATGTTCGGCACGGAGGAGTTTGGTGACCTCTGGGTATTCCATGCACCCGCCACAACGAAACCCCTTAGTGCGTTGTTGCTTGTTTAAAACATAAATCCGTTTCAAGACCATTCTCTCAAAACGATCAGGCTTCTTCGGCATCGTGTCTCCTCGTGTTTGGTGCCGACGGCAGGACTTGACACGTATCTCTTTCATATCGGTATCGTGGATGATCAACATGATCGCAACCCATTCTCACGCAAAATTCGCTGAATTTGTTGTGCAAGGCGAGTAGCCCGCATTTCACGCAACGATCCCGCCCAATCCCTTTCATTTTCACCCATCGGTGAGGCTCTATTTCGAAATTCATTCAATCACCCGTATCCTTCCCGCGCACACCAACCGAACCAAGACATGCTATCCCTCCTTTCTAGTACACATGATCTGGAAGCGGTATCTCTGGATACTCTTTCAATTTCGCTTTCCAATACTGTTTCAACCGATACTTCCTGTGCCGCTTGTCGCAGTCCTCACAATGTTGGGTATGATTCCGAAAATGCTGTCCGCACTTGACACACAACCCGATCGCGTAGAGGCAGAGCTGTTTCCACCGCTGACGAGACAACCGGGTGATGTCGACGACGCAGTGTACGGATCCTTCTATGCGGGTCACTGACATCACGGAATCACCTCCCGATTTTTCGCCTTCACCATTTTACGCAGCTCAGCGTTGTAGGCCTTGAGATCTGCGTTCTGGTGTTGTGCGAGATCCAACGCCTGCTGCAATTGCCGAATTTGCTCCACCTGCTGCCGTCGAAGGTCCGCAAACGGATCGACCGGTTCTGCCACCGCCATCAAGTGTTTGGTATAGTAATCAACCCCGTACACCACACCCGTCCAGACAGCAGCCAAAAAGACGACTGCGGCGACCCGCCACCCGATTTTGCTCCACCGCTCACTCGCTGTTTCCTCCAACAACGGCGCTCGGGTCGCCCTCGCATAGTCCACTTGATAGTACGGAATCCTCGGTTCCGGTTTCGAATAGTCCACTTTGCTGTGCCACATCGTCATGCTCACGTCTCCTTCCATAGTTAGGGTGTACTAACATCAATCGGTCTTTGGATCTGGTCATCGCCACGTACCGCAGATTGTCTTCTTCACCGCCAGGTCTCGACCAGGTGTGTTGGAGGACCCAGACTTCCGGCGATTCGAGGCCTTTTGCCTTGTGCACGGTACTACACACCACCGCGCGGGCTTGGGCCTCGTCGGCAAAGAGCTTATCCACACGATCGCGCACGACATCAGTTGATGGGGCATCTTCAGCCAGGGCAGCTAAGGTAGCGGCCTGGTCGTAGATCCTTGCCAATCGCTCGTGTTTGGCTGAGAGCGGAAACTTGGCCGCTCGTCGTTCCTCCTCGGTCATCCAGTTGTCGATGCGAGCGAGGAAGGTATCCACGTCACGGTGGTAGTGTTTCTTGATGAGTTTCTGGAGCCCTTTGCCAATATCTTTACCCTTCACAATCGCCGGCTGGCCTTGACGCAGCAAGTCGAGACAGACGCCGACCAACGGCGCATTGGTCCGCGACAGCACAAACGCACCGGGTTGAGGCTGCCCCATCATCGGGACACGCTCAACCGTGCCTGGCTTCGCGTCAGGATGGGCGTAGAGGTCCGGTACCAGCTGGTTGACCTCCGCGACCACTGATCGAGGGCACCGAAAGGTGACTTTCAAGCCCAATTCTTTCGCCTGGAGTTGATCAATAATCCGATCTAACGCTCCTGAATCGGCCCCACGAAACCCGTAAATCGCCTGCTTATCATCACCCACAAACACCATGCGCCCGCCGTGCCGCAACACCCGCTCGGCCAGATCAAGCTGTGGTTTCGACATATCCTGCGCTTCGTCGACCATCACCAGGCTATAGCGTGGGGCGGCCCAGTTGTTGACCAGTGGTAAGAAGATCATGTCAGCAAAATCGACAACACTCGTTTCCTCTTTCGCCGCCTGGACAATCTCCAACACCCCCTTTGCCAGCCGATCAATTGTCCACCCTCGGTCTTCCCATTCAGGATCAGGTAACAGATCGAACTGGACCGCGATCTCACACACACGCGAGGGCGTTTCGCAGTAGGGGTCCAACTCGCGAACTTTGGTGTGGAGCTGCCGCGCGGTGCTGATCAGCCCGTCTGGAATCGTCTTCCCAAACACCCGATTGACCAGTTTTGTCGCTCGTTCGTTATCCTCACCAACACGTGCGTCTGGCCAGGCTTTGCGAATCAAGCCAAACCCCAGTGCATGGAGGGTTTTGACCTGTACGGCGGCATTGTCAACTCGTCGGCTCAGCTCGTCGGCGATTGACTTGTTGAACGCGGCGAGCAGGATGTCAGACTCCTGTGCATAGTTCAGGGCTTCCAAAATGGTGGTCGTTTTGCCGGTGCCGGCTCTCGCTCGCACCACCACATGCTGCTGCCCACGGTCAATCTCGTCAAAAATCGCTTGTTGTTCCTCAGTCCAGATTGGCATGGTCTCGCTCCTTCTTCGTCATGCGCTCGGCTAGAGTAATTCCGTTTCACGTAATCCATTCGGCTCGTCACGCACCACAAATGTACGTTTTTCATACTGCGCCCCTTCATTCACCAGCGGACACAATGAGCCTTCCACCACGATTTCACACACACGAGCCCCAAACGTCAGAGGATGTTTCGGCAACACCTCGACAATCTTCAACTGCGCCGCATTCAGCGCCAAGACGTTTTCCAAGACATCAAATGACACGGTAATAACAGCTCGTCTGACTGGTTCCATGGTTAGGATTCCTTCCTTATCGCGAAAACGCGTTCGACCGCATTTTGGCGGCTTTGATTTTTTGAGCAAACTGCGCTGCGTTAGCGAGTTTTCGTATACAGGCATTTCGAAGCGAAATCTCGATATTCCCCCACCAGCGCCGTTCACAGATCGGACACTGCCACCCGCTATGACTCGCTTCATGATATTTCTGACACGGCTGCATCAAACACCTCCCGACTCGGCAACACCTTAAATTCCCGATCCGCTTTCCATCGCTTGCCAATCGCGACTTCACAGGGAATGGTCAGCTCGGCCTTCCCATACAGCCTGGGCCGCTCCAGATGTTCCACGAGGAACTTGGCTACGTCATAGGCGCGTTCAGGGATCACCGAGATAAACACCCCATCGTGCACATGCACATTCAACCGTCCCCAGTCTGGGTGCTCCTCAAACAAGGCCATGAGCGGTTTGAATCCCCACTGGTTCATCCAACGGGCCACCTCGGGTTGCATGCGGGTTGAGCAGGCTTCCCGAAAGGTGGCGTCATCCATCCGCTCGTGGCTGAAATCGTAGCGACCGCCCCAGGTGTCGTAGAGGACCTTGTTGCGTTGGACATCTCGCTTGACCCAGGCAAAGAACTCGTCGAGGGGCACCACGGACCGATACGCGGCAATCGCCTTGTCACATTCAGCCGGGTCCAGCACAATGCCTCGTTTGGCAGCGTTGTCAGACATCGTTTGGCCTTGCATCATCCGTTGGGCACCGTGCACCACCGTTTTGGCAAAGTAGCGTTCGGCTTTGGTGATCTCCTGCTTCTTCAAGATCCGCCGCGCATTGTCGGTGTGCATGTCATAGACATCAGGCCGCGCGTTGGCTTCGACAATCAACTGTTCCTTCCCAGTCAAATGATACATCCACGCCAAGCACACCCGACCCTCGGCCTGACTGCCGTCCACCTGCAACCCGATACAGCCAGGATCGGCCATAAACATATCCCGGCTCTCGCGGTCCACGTTCTGGCCGTTGCTGCCGCTGCCGTCGTAGTAGGCCTTACTGTTCAATCGGCCTTCCTTCGTGTTGAGGTTATAGCTGCTCCTGAACCGCCCATCCGCACTGATGCGCTTATCGTCATAGAACTCGCGCAACTTGGCCACCCGCTCTGACCGCAGTAGGAGCGGCGCGACAGCCTCAAAGTGCCGCCGTGCCGCCCGCACCTCGGGAGACACCAGCGGGGCCGCTTGATGATGCGACAGCAGCTTGCGAATCGCGAGGGCATCAGAACTGACTGTTTTCTCGTGAGTGCTCCGTTTTCGAAGTTGTTGGGGGAACTTCAGGGTGTCGTACAACCAGGCCTTAACCTTCTTGCCGCTCAGCTTCTTCTTGGCAAAGAGGTCTACCCCGTACGCTTGAATGTGTGCCTTGATCTGCTCCAACTCAGCTGCTAGCTCATGCTTCCGTCTGACCCGTTGGGCATCATCGATTGCGATCCCGGTGTGTGCCAACCGAAACAACGGCCCCAGCATCTCGGCGTACTGTTCCCAGTACCAGTCCAGGCCGTTGATTTGCTGCCCGTCGCCGGTTTCGCGGGTCTGCGCCTCCAACCGGCTGTAGTACAGATCCAGCAACTCGCGCTGGACACAGCAATCCTTGCCGTTATAGGTCAAGAACGCCGCCATGTTGCTGGTGTACTTGCGCTGATCTTCGGGATCTTTGGCTTCATGCTTCCAAAACGGCTCGCGAGTATCCACCGACGCACAAAAGTCCAGCCGGTGCTCTGAGGTCGGATCCAGCGCGTGATGCATCAGCATGGTATCCCAGACCAGGTTGGGCAGGTCCAGCTTGCGTTCGACCTGAAACCAGTACCGTTCGTGAAAGACGTTGTGAGCTGAGCAGCACAACTTGGCCAGTTCGTCGACCAGCGACCAGACTATCCCCAGCTTGTCCTCATCCTTCCAGTAGCTCTTGGTCGTCGGGATGGTCAACGACACTGCGGGATCCTTACTAAACCCTACACAGACGATGGGTGCGACCAGCGGTGGGCCTTTTTTCTCAAGGGGGTTTTCGATATCCACCACCAGTCGCAGCTGCTCCCCTTCGCGTCGGCAGTCGGCCAGGTAGTCTTCAATATCGTGCACGGATGGGCTGATGTAGTGGGTCCGCACCGGCAAATTCATCGCCTTGCTGTGCCGTTCCTCCGCAATGCGTGCCCAGTCGCGCCGACAAAGCGCCTCGTAGCTGGAGGTCCGGAAGGTGGCGGCTGGGTGAATGGTTGGAATCACCTTGATCAGCCGCCCGCGCCGATCTCGGTAGCTCAGAATGCTGCCTCGCCAATCGGTGATGCCCGGTCGTGAGGTTTTGCCGTCTGACTTGTGCCAGTGCACATTGCCCTTGCCGGTCAACGCATACAGGCTGTAGTTCCCCGTCGGTACAATCAGATAGGGATCCTCCAGATTGGCCAACCGCTGGTGCAAATCCTCCATCCAGCTTTCCCAGGTTGGCTGATCCCAGGCGTCGGCCTTGTTGCCAGGCGGACGAAACTCGCAGTTGTGCACGGCAAAACCTTCAACGATGTAGGTATGCGTATCCGTTTCGATGTCAACAACTTCGCGTTCGCCCAGCTCATTTTTTTCTTCTATCCGCACAGAAGGAAGACGTATCACAGGCGGATCATTCAGCAGCGTTTCTAGTCTGTTCAAAAGCCGTTGCGGTCTGACTTCTCCTAAAAACCGTAGAGCTTGATTCACACCACCTTGCACACGTAGGCGCACAATGCGCTTTTTTTCGCTCTTTGTGACACCAACCGTATAACCCAGCTGTTCCATTGCTGCTTGCGTCTCGCGTAAAACCACTCCAGGATTCTGTGCCATCGCAACCATAAAATGTCGCTTCGCTCTGACCGCACTCTGAACAGAGATGAACCCCTCGCCATCAAAAATACCACGCAAATAGCCATGCTCTTCTCTTCTCTGTTCGTTCCACGGTTTCAGCGCCATGGTGAGATAGGAATGACCTGCTCTTGCTTGATCCGCTCGCATCCAATGTAGCGATGCGTTACGTCTTTGTGTTCCCGCTAAAAAACGGTGATCGCCCGTCATTGCAATGCTGCCTTCAATTGTCTGCAAGAGCAGGCACGGCTTTCGAGTTGTTTTTTTGTTTGTCACTGTCGCTATTCGCCACTTTCTCAACGCCTGCCCTCGTGTTTTTCCGTACTCGTCGAAAGCCAGTACACGATCACCTATGTGTACATCGCAAATCGGACGCCATGTTAAATCAGCCATCAATACACGCTGCGATGCTTCAATGCACACATTCTCGATTCTGAAATCACGGCGGTTCAATCCCACCGCTTCCCACCATACCCGTAGCTTTTGGTGATAGCTCGGCCCGACAAACGGCTCGCCCACCGCTTCCTCGCGAGGGCCGGGAGCTTCCCCCACCAGGACCAGCTTGCTGTCAAGCCTCCCCCAACCTGGTACTCGTAGTTCGCTCATCAGCTCAACACCTTCGTTCCGCGGTAGTGGTCCGGTCGTGCGTCCCACTTCGCTTCTTGATGATGGCGACTCATATACTTCCGGCACTCCACACAGGTCTCGTGCGGCAATCGTCCGCACTCCATGCAGTGCTTTTGGGCACACCGCGCATGCATGGTTTCCGTCGAAAACACACTCTCTGCTTGACACCATTCACAGTACAATCGGCTCTCTCGCTCGTTGAGTCGCATCACCGCACCCCCAAGGTTTCGTCGTAGTAAAACTCAATTCCAGGAATCGGGCTGGGCTTGTCGCCGTAGCTTCGTCGGAGCTTGCCGATCGCCGCCTCGTTCAGCACCCAGCACTCGATAATTTCACCATCTACTTTGATTTCGAGCGGGATCAGCTCTTCGTTCACCACCCGGTATTTTGGTACCTTGCGGACTGTACTCGTCCCACGATCGGTCGCCCATCCCTTCGCCTGTTCAACCACAGGTTGAGGCGGCATGACCGGCATCGGCGGTGGCGGTGGTTGATTCGCTTTCCTTGCTGCCTCTTCCTTTGCGCGCTGCTGCCGCCTTAGTTCTTCTTGTGCTTGTTGTGCGGCTCGCTTTCCTTCTTCAAGCCGTTTTGCTTCGGCAGCTCGCCACGCCAAAATCGCGCTTTGTGTTTGTTGCTCGGCTTTTTTCAACGGATCGATCACCAGCGCGAATTCGGCCTTCAATCGAGTCAGCCCCTCCTGAAACGGGCGCTTCATTTCATCAAACTTTTCCTCAGCAGCTTTACGAGCTTTGCGGAGGACAATCAGGTTGGCGGTTTCTTGGCCTTCGTCGTCCTCGGATTGCACGATCACCTGATTACGTGTGATCAATTGTGTCGTCGTCGGTTCTGTCATCGCCCCCCCCCCTTCCTGTTAAAAAGTGCCGTCTCGAGGATTCAAACCTCGTGCCCAGCGACCAGCTGGATCCGTGTCCGACGGCGAGACACCCGGGAGTCGAACCCGGTTTCTTGGTTTACTGTCTCCTTACTTCCCCAACCGCCTCATGGCTGGTCGAGTCGGCGGTGCGGTTGTCGCGGCCTGCTGTGGAGCCGGTGCCGCCTGTGCCGCTGCTGGTCGTGGTCCTGCCGTTGGCGCGGTCGTCCGTGGAGCCGCCGTGCTCGCTGCCGCCGCAGCTTCCGGTGCCAACGCCGGTTCGACTTCACCCGGCGAGAACCAGCGTTCAGCCCGAGCGTTCATGAGCTGGCTACCGTCATCACGCAACATCGGCTTGCCGTCCTTGATCGCGCCCTGATGCACGATCTTGCCGATGATGTGCTTGCCCTTGATTTCGTTCAAGCACTGCTCGATGTCAGCACCCTCCAAGTTAATCCCGTACTTGCTCAGGTACCGCTTGAGCCCACCAGACCGGGCCTTCAACGTCTCAGGATTGTTGGCTTCGGGATCGGCTTGCAGCTTGCCGTCTCGCACCGCCTTCGCGTTCTCGTTCACTCCGATAAAGAACGCTTCCTTGTGCTCGACACCTGCCACACTGGCCGGTTCGATGGCGCGGTGGAGGATTTCGATCCCGTACACCTCTTCCCCTTGCTTGCCGACCCAGGCTTCGGCGGCATCCGCCACCTCAAACAAAAGGGTGCCTGCTGGACACATCTCGAACAAATCCTTGATCTCTGTTGGGAATATTTTTCCCATAACCACACTCCTTTTCGGCCAATAAAAACCCCCGTCGCTCCAGGCCGAATAGATACGCTGGGGGTGCCGTCGTTACTTCGGCTGGTGTTCACTCAGATAGTTGGCCCACAACGAGCGAAAATCCGGCTCGCATGGACTGGGCGCATGAGCAATAATGCTGGTTGCGGCCCACAGCCCATCGTGCTTGGTTTTCGCTTGATGGATGTACTGATCACTCACCCGCTTGACTGAGAGGTGGTACATCTCACTGAACCCGCTCGGCAGTTCGCCAGGCAACTTACCGACCGCCAAGATGCCCCTGACTGTCTCGCTGGCAAACTCAGCCTTATCCTCGCTGGTATGGAAAATGAAAATGGTGGTCGTCGGCCACCAGACGGCTTGTGATCGCACGATCCGGTTCACGTCCTCCTTGACCTGGTTGTACCAGGCAAGATTGCTGCCTTGCTCCTTGCCCGCCGGCATCGGGAACATAAATTTAGCCCGTCTCATCGCGCCGTACTGGAAAAAGCTCATCGAATCAAACACCACCGAGGACCAGCTTGCCGCCTCGCTATAAAACCCCGCCAGCCGTGCCTCCACGTTCGCCACCGCGCGGGGCTTGTCCACGTCAGGATCGATGTAGTGTTCGACCCGACGGATCAGCTCTCCTGCCTCGTTGTAGCAATCCTCCGCCACAATGCCCGCTGACTCGTAAAACTCGTCCAGGTTCCGCTCCACCCGCAACCCGGCCTTGTAAGGATGCGCCTTGCTGGGTGGATCGAAGGCCAACACCAATTGAGGGCGCTCACCTGTCTTCGGATACTTCGCCGCCAGCGTGCTCTTGCCGGTGCCGCTATCCCCGTAGATGCAACAGGTGTGCGGGGGGATGATCGCTAACAGCTCAGCATCGGTATAGGCTCGACTGCCTTGTGCTCCACCCCCTGATACCGACACCGGCGCATGATGCTCGATCTGTCCTGTCGGCGCAGGCACCGAACCTGCTGGTGGTTGACTGCCTGGTTTCAGTAACTTTCGAATCGCCATGGTTGCTCGCTCCTTCTTGGTTGTTTGGTTGGATGCTTGTTTATTTATCGAGATGTTCCCACAAATAATCACACAGCAACGCAATGACTGTAATTGCATAGATACCCCACCGCATGCTAACCTCCTTTACTCATCCGCAAACGGACTCCACCATTCCACCTTATAGTTCGCATCAATGAGGTGTGGTTGCCGTCCCATCTCGCACATGCCTAGATACTGACACCATTGACAGGTGTTGTTGAACATCCCTTCTTGTGCGATGGCCTGCACATCAGCCAGGTTCGGCGCGTCGGCCAGCAACTTACGCATCTTTCGGGCCGCGTCCAGTGCGTCGGCCTTCCACCCCTCGATCAACGGCTCAGACCGTTCCAACAACCCGACCGGCTCCCACTTCGCATGCAGCAAGCGACAATCTTTATACTTCTGGTTGTGCTTGGCGCACTTCCGACCCTCATCACTCGGCAGTTTGCTGAACTCCAGCCCTTGCACAAACACCCCCAGAATCGGTCCCTCAAACAACTGTCGCGCCCCCCACAGGTAGCCGGTCAACTGACTACTCAACTTCCACTTGTTTTTCCACATCGCATTGATCATGCCGGTCGTTTTGAACTCTTCAATCGCCCACCCGTTGTTGTACTGTCCAAACCCGTCCATGCGGATGGCGTAGTAGATCCCCTCAGCCTCATCGAGCGGCAGACAATCAGCCAGCTCGATCTGATTGGCCGGATCAGGATAGGCCAGCATCCCGCCCTTGTAGCGTCCATCACCAAGCGGCTCCAGACTCCTCAGATATTCCTGTGTGACCGCAAAGGTATTCTGGTAACTGAGCCGATCATCACCCACTACATTCGCCCCCGCCCACGCATAGTAGCTCTCCATAAACGCCAGCATACCAGCCTGGACATCACCCCCAGACTTGTAAAACACCTCTCGCGCCTTGTGTGCCGCTGATCCCGCCTTGAGTGCCGCACTATCGTCCTTCCCGGTATACCCCTGCAAATACCGCAACCACGCCGCCGTGCTACACCCGTAGTAGCTGGCCAGTGCACTGTTATCCACGACAAACACGCCGCCCTCGTTCATGCCGATTTTGAGTGTTTTCAGATCCATCGCTCCCCCTTTCTGCCTTACTTGACCTGCCGCTCCAGTACGACCAGTCCAGCCGCCAGCGCATCGTTCAACACCATATCCAGCGTCCAATGCAGCTTCCCGTGAGCATTGCGAGCTGCCTTCAGGATATGGAGCCGACTATGCAGGCCCCGCTTCAATCGCCGTGTCGAAAAAAACACCTCATCTTTGGCTGGGCTCGTCTTCATGATGGTTGCCGCCTTTCCTCCGCTTGTGTTGTTGCCGCACCCCAAACCGATTCAGTTGATTCTCACTCCGTCGATAAAACCCGACAATCGTACTCCAGCATTCCCACCCGACCCCACGTGCCCCACAATTGACACACCGCCAGCCCTCGATCTCCTGTTCCTGCATCGCCACCAGCAACCCCGCGCATCGGGGACACCGGCTCGGTTGTGTCGTCATCGTGGCGGCAGACTAACCCAACCCGCCGCCCTTGTCAATAGCTTTCTCATTTTTTTGTGCTCGCTCAGCATTGCAAGAGTCAGACCACCCGTCGCCAGACCTCCATGACCACCCAGCTCCACCAAAGAGCCCACCAGGTCGCCCGCTGCTCCGGTGTCATAAGCCCAGCTCACGGATCAGTTTTCTCACCTTCATGGTCTGATTCCCCGCTTGCTGTGATCGGCGCTGCATCTGTCTCCGCCGAACCCGTCGCAAACACCCACAGCTGCGTTGTCGCCCGCGCCGGAGCCACGTGCCCGGCACACTACACACCATCCCGCACTTGCACACACACTGCCAGCACACATTGCCGGACAGATCACGCACCGGCAGCGGAAACTTCGCCGTCAACCACCCGAACTGTTTGCCTGCTAGCTCTTGAGATACTTTGGCCATGGTCGATCCTTTCGTTGCAGATAATACGCCACCCCGAGCCCAACACTGATCCCGACGCCTATACTGATCAAGAGCAGGATCAGCACTTCCCAGCCAGTCACCCAGCTCCAGTACAACACCCCGTTGGCGGCTCCCAGACCTGCTCCCCACGCTTTCCACGGTGGGCGGGTCATGACGCCCCTGCTTTCCGCAACAACCGACGCGCTTCTGTTGCATAGGGTTCATTCAACCCAAAGGTCTCGGTTGCGTGCCCTTCACATTTCAGTATCGTTTTCCCGTCCATAAACCCCAGCTCATAGCGGCGCTGGGCCTTCTCATCCACACTCGACCACAGCTTCGGACTGTCAAACACCTGTGCATCGAGAAACCCTTGATGCTCAGAGTAGGCCAAGTGCGCTTGCTGCTTTAACCAGTCAGCTCGTTCATAGTAGGTCATGCTCATTCCCCCCTTTCTAAACAATCCTCCACACATCCCACACACTGGTCTGTACCATCATCAAACCAGCACGGCCAGGTATCTTCAATCCAATAGACTGCCAGTGCTGCTGCTAGGCTCATGGCTAGAATCACCGTTTTCATGCTGTCTCCTCCCCTCTCGCCCATGCCTGGAACCGTCGGGCTGATCGAATGACCTGCTCCATCTGTTCGTCTAACTCCTGCGCAAACTCCGCTACTTCATACACCTGTCCATCGTGTTCGTCGTCAAACACATTCCGTAAGGTCCGCACATACTCCACGACCGCTGTTCGCGCCGGGTTGTCCGCCCAGGCTTCCTGCTTGATGATGGTGTCTAGGCTGTGATACACTCTCGCTACTCCTTTCCTTGTGATTCCCCGGTCCGCGTCGGCCCTCTCAGGTCATGCTGGGAGGGCCGGTGTGTTCTCTCACCTCTGCTAGCTCCGAATCCAATAGGTCTTCCGGTCAAACTCCACAGTGGTATAGTCCTCTTTTAGCTCCTCTGCTGCCTGCTCCCAGTCAATGCACTTCATCGGCCAACGTGCGTTTGGATCGATTGCCCCTATATCTTCGGCTAGCTGTTGTGCGTAGGTGCTAAAATAGCTATCTGCAATCAACGTTTCACCATAGGCCCAGTCTCCGTATCCCTCCGCTTCGTTAATGAGGTCCTTGAGTGCCTGCCATTCATCTCGATCATCCCAGTCGTCAAGCGCGGCCTCTGCCTCCTTAACAGCATCACGCGCAGCCTCCCATTGTTCCCGTGTGTCTGCATCGTTTTGATCTAGCTCGTCCAGCGTTTCTTGTGCCTCCTTAATAGCCTCTTGGAGCGTGTATAGATCGTCACTCAGATCGTCAAACCGTTTGATAATATCTCGACTATCAATGACCTCGTCGCCTCGTGTGTCTCTGGTTCTCATGCTGTTCGTGCCTCCTTCAAAAGTTTGCTGATAGCCTGGTACTGGATTGTTTGTAGCGTCCCGTTGTCATTGAACGTGTTAAACAAGTGCTCCGCAATCGCTTCACCCATCTCGCGAGCTTGTGTGGTTGTTTTGATCCCTTTCATTTCGATTTGTAGTTGAATAATCACAACAGTCTTTTCCTTTCATCCCCTCAGGTTAAATGGCTAGCTTCTCTTATCCCTTCACCCGTACAGGCCAGTGCATCCGGTTTGCAAAGCCTTCCATGGCCTCGTAGGTCATGTCGTGACATCCGGCCCTAAGCGATCCATCACGCTTGATGTACTGAACCACAAACGATCCCGCATGGAGACTATGACCGTTGTGATAGTACTCCTCACGGTCTCCGCACTTGATTTCTTGAATCATATCCCAGAGTTTCCGAGCGTGTAACACCGGCAATTCTGCGCCTCGGGAAGTCTGAACAGTCTCAGCATCCTTCAAGCGGAGTTGAATCACAGGGTAGTGGTACGCGCTATATGCACACTCCTTGTGCTCAATCCAATTCCACATATCCGCCAGCAACGCTTGTTCACGCGCTTGCTCCTCCCTCTTGCGTTGCTCCTTGCGTGCTTTGTTCTTTTCGGCCTGCTCCTTCAATCGGATCTGCGCTTGTGCCTTCCAATCCTCAGGAATCGCCAAACGGTCCGACACCTTTTCAAGTTGAAACGCTCGCCTATAGCGGTCATACCTCCAAACTACTTCTTCCATCCTCTCGTTCAAGTACCCAAAGTTAGACCGGGCTCTAGCAGCTTTGTTCATCAGATCAATCAATTCCTGTTTCATAGCTGACAGATTCAGCAAATGGTCAGACTCACTACACGGCCTCACGTTGTCGCACGCGATCACTGTGATACCGTCTGCAATGGCCCTGTTCGTCAATGCAACATGCCGCTGTGTGGTACTGCTGTAGGTCTTCGTAGTGAACAGAATAAACCGCACACCATTGACTTTGTGAAACTTCGCAATCGGGAAATGATTTCCATAGCTGTAGATGGTGTGCTCGCGAAAATAAAAGCTCTTATTGCTGTTTCTAGCCTCGGTTTGCGATTGGTTGGCCCACAAATGCGCTACCATGTTTCTGTTGACAACTGTTTTCATCGGTCTACCCCTTTCGTGTTGGTGTTATTACGCTCGCTGTCCGTCTTCTGTAAATTCGTATGCGTTAGCCATTATCGCGTCTTCCACCTGCTCATTACTGTTCAACTAAATGTGTGTTGAAACGCCTCTTCCCATGTTGCATAGAACGGCGACCGTTGCAGCCTGTCCATCTTGTTGCATTCAGTGAAAGGGTAGTAACGCGAGAGGTCTGCAATCGTTTTCCCTTTCAACTGTGCATCACTGAATACAAGCCCTGCTGTTACGCCATGATGATACTTGGACACAAACCGAATCTTGCAATACTGCGTAGGTTGATCACTCATGCGGTCCTCCTAGTTAGTGTGTCGCGGCTCTGAATTGGTTGTACTCGTTCACTTCAATCGCTTGCAGGAACAGCGCCCGCTCGATGGCCCGCTTCGTTCTCTTATCTTGTTTGTAGCTATGCCATTGATTAGCATGCCGTTGTGCAAAATGCGTCAGCGCCAATGAATCTTTGGTGTGTCCAATGAATCTTGCCATGTTGTCGTCTCCTTTGTGTGTCGTTGCGCTCACGCTTTTACCTTATTCAAACCGCGTGCCGTACCCTCACATGAACGATATCAATAGGTTAGCAGATAGCAGTTGCATAGCTAGCCTATCAAATGTGACACTTTTGCGCCTCAGTGGGGCGGTTTGGCCTCGTTTTGCTGTAACCATTGGTAGAGTTTTAGGGACGTTTATAGACGTTTATTTGACCTACCTATAAGTGTTAACCCGTTGATTTCGTTGATAAAAATCACCAATTACCTAAGGGTTTCTGTTAAGTTTTAGAGTTTTATAGTGACAGGCTCGCGCGGGCTCTGGTCTGCCTCTCTCTCTCTATATATACACATATATATATTAAGAAGAAGAGAGACCGACAGACTGAGCGAGCGAGAGACGACCGCCCGCCCGCGGCACTACTATAAACGTTATAAAAGATATAAACGATGGAATTCCTCAACAGTTTCAACGGGTTAGATGAATATAGTTCAATGAGTCTAGGCCATAAGTGTTAATAAACGTCGGCAAAGGACCTAGAGATTGGAGGGCAGGCATAGGTCTTTCGGCCTATGCTCTAGGCCTTTCGCGTATCTTGATTCTCGATATCGGCCAATCGCTGATTGTGGGTTATCGAGATTGTAGATAAGTGTAGCGTTTTGCTACAGCACTGTGGCATTTTGACCTACGTAGCAAATCGTTATTTCATCGATTTACTACGTAGATTTTATCGCTATTGGCCAATTCCCCGATTCGCCGATTCGCGGAATGCACCGAGTATGGATAACCATACACAGTGGGGTGGACGATGCAAAACACCAAACACTACGTAGATTTTATTCGTATACTCATATTTCGAGATTCACATAATCACGAATCCTCATTATGTGATACCCGCAATTGCCTGTTTGCCGATTGTGAGAATTAGGTATCCGCTGATTCTGGGTTATCGAGATCCTGATACTGTGTTGATCCCTAACCATCAGCTGGTATGCAAGGTTGGTGCCTGGCACTGATCCTGCATACCACACCTGCTATTATGCAAGTCTCGTGCCACGCCGCCTCGCTTGATTCACCTAGGTTCAACTACTTAGCTGACCCGGGGGAGCCCCCCAGCGAGGGCCGAAGGAAGCCGGAAGCGTCTCCGGTACGCGCAATATAAAAATAGAGACTTTATCGAAAATCGCAGAATCGCGATAATGGTGATTGGCTGATTCTGGGATCTTGACAATCGCGATAATCGGTGGTAGGCTGCGTGGTATAAACAAGGAGGACGACACGATGGAACGGATGAGCATCGGTTGGGCGGTTGCGGCAATGCGAGAGGGCAATCGAGTGAGACGATCAGGCTGGAATGGCAAGGGCATGTTTATCTTCCTTGTACTTGGGAGTACATTTCAGGTGAACCGCGCACCACTCCTTGGGATGTATCCAGCAGGAACAACGATCAACTATCACGCGCACGTGGATATGAAAACCGCAACCGGTGAGATTGTTCCGTGGGTGTGTAGTCAAAGTGATTTACTGGCCACAGACTGGGAAGTGG